GTGGATAAAATTATTCGAAATGTTGGGGCAGATGAAGTAATCTGCCTTGGAGACGCATTCGACGATTTTGACGATACACCAGATATGGTCAAACATACGTGTGAATGGTTGATAAATTTTGTAAATACTCCCAATCATATTTTTATCGGAGGAAATCACGATATTCAATACATGTATCCTTATAGGACATTTCAATGCAGTGGATTTGCACAATGGAAATATTTTATTATCCGTGATATGGTTGATCAAAAAGTATGGGATAAACTTAAATGGTATCATTTTCTTGATAACCGTTGGTTATTAACCCACGGAGGATTACATAATTCAAATGTTCCAAAAAGAATTCATAGTTTTATGGATGACCGAAAAGTAGTTATTGAAAAAATTAATGATTGGCTTGATAATGAAATTCGGACAGGGTTGAAAATGGGTGCTCAAGGAAAATCTTCTTGGGTATTCAATGCAGGATTCTCTCGTGGGGGAGGTCAAGCATTCGGTGGAATTACATGGTGCGACTTTTTACAAGAGTTTTATCCAATTAAAGGAATTAACCAAATCGTAGGACATACGGCTCAACAGAGACAAGTAAAATGGTGTCGTATTCCTGAAATGAATGGAACATGTTTTGATGGAAAAATAAAACATGATCCAGCTATAGAATGGTGCCCAACCATAGAACAATTGGATGATACAAAACAATCATGTAATATTGATATTGATGTTTGGGGAAACATGCATTGGGCAGTATGGAATGGAACCAAATTAACATTTGGAAATTACAAAGATTTGTGACAAACGGGTTACAAATCCATAGTATTGTGTCATATATGTAACATTATATGTATTGATTATAAGTGTCAATAACTGTAAAATAGTTATTGATGCTATGAAAATACCTATATGTAATATATGTAATATACCTCTTAGAATAAGAGATGGATATGTAGGATTTAGATGTATGTGTGATGAAGACATTCGCATAATACCCTATGAATATATATCCAAATGTAAGCAAATAAAAATACTTGATAAGAATGATGAAATCTCAGAACTTTTTATATCCTCATTCTTGACAATGTCTAAAAAGTGCGTAATATAGAACGTATGAATATATCACAGAAAGCGATTGTACTTAAACTTAATAAAAACTGGCATCCAGTTGGAGTGGATTTGGTGTCCAAGGCAATATGTGACTTAATGAATGGAGTCATTTTATCAATGGACATTGTATATGCCATGAACAAAGATGGCACTCCAAACTTTGATGTTCAAGAATATGTTAACCCAGTTGATTGGGATACGTGGATTAACTTGCCCGTAAGAGATTGGGATTTGAATATTAATTCCCCACGTCTTAACATACGAGTACCAACGGTTGTTATATCTAAAAATTATGCCAAGATTCCTGAGAAAAAGTTCAGAGGAAAGCCTACTACGGAAGGTTTGGCAATTCGAGATCATCTAATTGATGCTTACACTGGAGACGAGTTGAAATTTGAGGAAGCAACCAAAGATCATGTTATTCCACTGTCTCGTGGTGGAACCGACACTTATGATAACGTTGTATTGACTACTAAGGAAATTAACAATAAAAAGGGTAATAAATTAAATTCCGAGGCTGGATTAAAACTATTATTTAATCCTTATACCCCAAAACCAGTATTAGTAAGTCATACAATTAGAAAAGCTAGACACCAAGATTGGCGTCATTTCTTATCAAAGAATAAATAAATCAAAACAATTGTCAACCCCACTTCGGTGGGGTTGATTATTTATACTCGCCACCATCTTCATCACCATCTTCATCACCATCTTCATTATCTTTGTCTTCAGGATTTATTTTTTCAAAATCCTCTTCGGTTAATCCAAGGACATTAACCAATCCATTTATAAAATAACATAAAGATGTTTTATCATATTTTTTCTCCACCAGTTTATGAACTATAACAACAATCAATTTGTTTATATATGGAATATTTAAAACAACATCTTTATCTACTCCCATCTCATCTGACAATTCTTGGGTACTTAATAATCCAGGAATTTCATTACTCATTATAGCTTTTTCTATATCTTTAATAATACGTTCTTTTAATAATTTTTCTATTTTAGAGTTTTTTTCACCTAATTTTTTATGAATTTTAAAAAACTTATTAATGTCTTGATCGGTGACTTTTTTAGCTACAGAGAAAGAAGACATTACGCCCATCTGGTTTAATATATGGATTGGTTTATTGTTCATATGTATAAATATTAGTATCTAGCTCGTTTATCTATATCACGTTCTATATTACCTTCAATTACATCTGGGTCTAAATCATACATATGATTCCCTCTCCGTATATACCCTCTACCACATTCAAATGTGCAATTTAAACATAACAATTGTAAATTATCTTTTATAAAATTACTTGTATTACCGTCTTTATGATCCAATAATATGCATATTTTATTATCTCCAATTCTTCTTTTATCATACCCACATATATTACATTTAGGCGGAAATATATTACCTCTAATAACTTTATCTCTTACCATCCAATTAGTTACAGCGGGGTTTCCATTAAATTCACCACTTAAAATTCTTTCTAATGGATATTTTCCTCTTGAAGGACTATATAAATTTCGTTTTCCCTTTTCATTAGGTCTCGGTTCATATATTCCATACATCTTAGCATATTTTTTATATGTTTCATGTGATACACCAAGATATCTTGCTTGTGCCGCCGCAAAAACTGAATGTGTCTTTGCTTCTTCTATTTCACTTTGGAGTAATGGTCTATATCCCGAACCACATTTTAGTTTTGTTCTTCGTTGAGGTAAAAGACCATTTTGTTCTAATAATTCTACAGGAAGTTGTGTTTCATCTAATATCTTTTTAGTTTCTATATCGTAAATTTTCTTTTCCATCTCCTCTACTTTTTTATAGAGAACAGCAACTATACGATCATTACCAACTATACTATGACTTAAACTTAAAGGAACTTCTGGAACAGAAGATGTATTAAGAGTTTGTGGGATTTCGTCCATGTTTTGGTTCCAATGCTAAATCACAATCTGTTTGTGCTTTAAATTTTTCTCGTAATAGTTCTGCTTTATTATAACATGCCGCATTAACAAGGATCCAATATGAATTATACATATATGACTTTTTTGGAATTTTCTTATCCCAACATTCAGCTACCGCACGAATAATACTATGCATTTCAGCCTTGGATATTTCCACTGCTCTAGTAGCTGCTTCTAAATATGGATCATCAAAAATATCAGTATCAATGTCATATTCAGTCACATTATCCGCTGTTAATCTAACTACTACTGTTTTAATAGTCGATGATTGTTTCATATTTTTTTTGTCATGTATCTTCATATATAAATATCATCCTATTTTTAAATCACTATCTGTTATTTCCATTAACTCTTGAGTTTCTTCTTTATATCTAAAAAATCTACATCGAAACTTATTTATTATATATTTCATTCTTATAACATCTTTTTCTTTTAATTTCCCATATACATCATAATGATATGGTTCATCATATTCTACCACGATACCATTCTTTTTATCATACGCATCTAAAAAATATACATTACATCTAATTTCACCGCCATTGCGTGCGTGTTGTAAATTCCACCCCATCTTTTCATTTAACTTATTAAAATATTCACACGCAGTCGGATTATATCCACTTTTCAATATACCATTTTTACGTTTCCATTCGATATATCCACATTTACCATTCACTATACATTTTAGTTTATGTTCTGGTGATTTTGGTTTTCCGATTAATGCGTGTGAAATTTTTAATTTTGTATCTATACTGCGTTTAGTGCCAGTTAAAGATTTTTTTGTATTCTCTGCTATTATTTCCTTTGTTTGTTCCGAATGAGTTTTCTTATAAAATGGATTTGACTCACCACATCTAGATATACCATACCAAGGATTGTTTTGACCCGACCATGAATTTCTTTTCTTATTATTTATAGAGGTATTACAACTTAAACACATACTATTATTTTTTATAGCACGAACGCATCCACATTTTTCCACGTATAACATATCTTTATGGCAATTGGGGCAATTTCTTTTCCATTTCTTTTTTCCGCCAATAATAATCCATTCTACTTTGTTTAAGTCGTTCTTTGTGACGGGTATAGTATCGGTTTTGTCTGTCTCTTCGTTTTTCATCTTTTTCTTCTTTAGATTTTAATTTTCTTCCCATAACTTTCTTTTTATATAAATATAACGTAGAAATATTTATTATATCTTTAAATCATTATCCGTTACTTCACCATTATTTATTAATGTAAGATTTTCCAATTTTTGACCGATTCTATCAACAACATTATCTTCTTGAGTATTTGCTACATAAATTATCTTCTGGATACTTTTTGACATAGAACTTTCTCTATGAATACGTCCTAACGCTTGTTTTATATGGACAATGGAATATGTTGGAGATATAAGTGATAAGCGAGGATGTTTACCATCCAAATCTTGTAAATTTAACCCCTCTCTTGCAGCAGCAATATTAGTAATAAGAAGTGTTTCTTTATTAGATTGAAACAATTCAATATTCCGTTGTCTTATTTTTTGATTTCTTCCATCATAAATACATGTAGTATTCATACGACTTGCTAACGCATCTATGGAATCTGAATAGTTCAAAAATACTACAACAGACATTCCAGCATCCATACTTTCCCTAATCATTTCCTCCATTAAAGGAACTTTTAACATTTCAGTTTTTTGAAGTGCTCTAATTCTAATTGCCATTTCACTTTCATCCTGTTTTTCTTTAGTAGTTAATACTTTTAACTCCTTCTTCATTTCATCATAGATATCTCGTATTTTACTTGCACTTTCTTCATCCATATCATATGAATTAACGATGATTTCAGTTTCTGGGAAGTTTGGAATAATATCTCTTAATAACCTTACCCCACGATGCTCAAACAAGTATGTATGTATCTTTTTTAATACTTTTGGATCATTATTAAATTCCATACCCCAATTACCAAGATACACACCATGCTCTTTTGCCCACGTATAATATTCTTTTGCTGTAGTAAACAATCCTGTACATGTACCAACTGTTCTTAAATCAAGAGGACTAGATGCTAGTGTAGCACTCAAAAACAATTGATGATAACCTTGTTTATATGCTTCTATGCAAGATTTGGATGCTTTTGTTTTCCAGTTTTTTAATCGGTGAGCTTCATCCCATATAATAAGAGTCTTTTTTGGGACTTTCCATTCAAACCGTTTACGTTTAGTTTGTCGGCTTAAAACATAAGAAGCTATGTTAGAATCTTTTCTACCACGAATAAGAAGTTCGTAATTTATTATTCCTTTAAAAGAATCATTTAATTTAAAATGATTTTTAATAACTTTATTCCATTGATGTATGACTGGTTTTGGGCATACAATAACAAATGGTATATCCATTTCTCTAGCTACTCCACATGAAGTATAGGTTTTTCCAGTACCTAACTCAGAACCGTCAATCGCAGATCCCCAATGATTTATTGCAGAAATTATTTTACCAACCGCACCAACTTGCCATGAACGAAGACCATCTTTTTTTATTATATCATATGGAGGTAACTCAAACTTAACAACGGGTTTATTAGAAGGTTCGGAAGTTCCAAAAGATTTAAACAAAGATACATCATCTTTCGTTTCATATAAATACCACTTTCCAGTCAATTTACTTTTAGTTACAGTAAATCCTTCAGATAGAAGTTTGAACCGATTACGCTTCCAAAATTCAAAAAATCCATTAGTCATTTCGGTTGGAATGCACCACTCCCGTTTCCACTTAGAAGTGAACCCATCTTTAATTTCTGTTGGTGAACTCCACCGAATATCTAACATAACTTATTTAATATTATTAATTCCCAAAATCTTCGTTTTGATACAATGCAACATTTGCTATATCACATCTCATTGGATGAACATTTCCCGCATCGTTTCTATATATTCCCATATTAAATTTTTCTGCCATGGATCTAACAAACGAAACTCCTTGAGTATCATCATACCCATAACCAATTTCTTCTAACATTAGCATTCTGGATTTCCTACTTTGTCCAAATGTTCTTTGACACATTTCCTCAAGATACTTTACAATTTGTGTATAGTATTCAAATTGCCTCGTTTGAGGCGGATTTAGTGTTGTATCAACTACATAAAACGTCATATAATTTTCCTTAGTGTCTGTGTGATATAACTAACAATAATCATAATATATTATCACGGTTCATATTATGACTTAAATTCAATTAAATTGCAACTTATTTTAATATGTTTATGCGTTTTCTGGATTATTTACCGCATCTGGAAACTGTTGTGAGTCATCAAATGTCTTTGAACTTGGACCCTGAATCTTATAAGCAGTCTCACTTGTTAATCCTGCTTCTTTTACACTTCCATTATTATATGCTTTCCATCCAGTTGCTATTGCAACTCCTGTAATTTTATCTTCACTCCAATCTGGATGAGATTTACGCAACGATGCTTTAACGTGTTGAATCATTTTTTCAGATTTTTCTCCAGGAGGAGAAACTTCTTTCAAAAGTTGTTTGTATTCACATTCGTTCAAACTTTCACGAACAACCTCCTTAATAACATTTTTTAAATCTTGTTTTTTCATAATTTTATAATCGTTATACATAAATATTGTTTAATACCCCAACCCCTTCTTTATCTTATCAATTACTTCTTTTTCGTTAACGTCCAGACTCTTATCTAATTCAACAAATAATTCTTTCAACGTAATATCATGCCCCAATTTTGTTTGCATATCTTTGAGGGCTTGTATATTATCCACTATTTTTGTTAATAATGATTTCATATTGGTATATGCAGTTGTTGCTATGTTGCCTGAATATTCAACTGCTTTAGGTATTAATACTTTAATGAATTTAATAAAATATCCACCTATTACATTGAATATACTAAATATTGCCCCTGCAATAGGATTAGTAGATGTAAATATTCTTAATACCAACAATATAACCCCAATTATAATTAGTGTCCAAAACGAAGTGGTAGTAAATTGCACTAATCCCAACCATACGGCTTTTAATCCAAACCAACCTTTATATTCATTTAATGATACTTGAAAAGTATCTGCCTGTAATGACGCATTATGTGCTAATATAATATAATTATTCACTGCGGTATCTTTATCTATAGTTAATTGTTTATTTTTATTTTGTAAAATTTCTATCTCGGTATCCTTTTTGAGTAATAATGTATTGTTATTTGTCTTTAATTCATTAACCAATAATTCCATTGATTTCATCTTCTCAATGGACGGCAAATTACTTAATGATTGTATCCTTTTATTTAATTGTTCAATCATTATTATATTATTGGTTTGGTCTAATGAATATTGAATACCGTAACTATACTCCCCAATATAATCCAGTCTCTTTATATTGTTATTGTTTATACTTTTATCAACCTGTTCAATTTTTGATTTGCCAGCATCTTCTTTTATAGAACGTTCACCATAAGTGCCACTGGTACTACAACTTGTAACTAACATTGACAGTGCTAAAACAATAATCAACCCAATATTTTTTATATTATATATCTTCATAAAATTAACTTATTTAACTTATAACAAATTTATCCGTGGATTATCTGTTTTTTATTCATTGCCTGAGTATATGGATAGTTAGGACCATATCCAGAAGGTGTACCACGTTTTTCATAACCTTCTGGAACACGCTGCTCTAAAGGAACATCGGTATAATCATCTCCAAATTGTTTTTTTAATAATGCTAAAGCCGCAAGTGGGTTCATTCGTCCACTATTATACCCATAAATTCCCATTTTATTACAATAATCTTGTAATTTTTTAACCGAATCATCGGGCCATTTTTGAATTGTATTTGGATCTACTTCACCAATTTCATCCTGTTTTCTCTTAAGCATTATCTTATAAGGATCAACCGTTCCAGGAGGTGGTAATGTTCCATTAATATTAGTTCCTGATTTAGATGCTATACGTTGGGCAAGTGCTGAAGATAAATCAGGTATTCTACTATTAATATTTTCAAATTCATCCGCCATATACTATTCCTTCTTGATTCATAGTCATTTTACAATTAGGACATTTTATAGCTCCCATACAACATTCTCCTACTTGGGAATAATTACACCCATGTCCACAATTCTGACAAACCACATTATTTTCTTTAATCATATCAGACTGGTTTTCCCAGTTCCCACGATTATTAACTGTCTGAATCCATTCTTCAATAGATGATATTAATTTGTGTTGTAAATCTTCAGCAAAATCTGAAGGATCCATATCTCCAGATGTTAATTTTCTATGTCGTGAATTTAGTACTCCATCACCTATTAACTGTTTAACAAACTCTTGAACCTTAAGTCTCAATCCTCTACCATCTGACAACTCTAAATTTTCGTCTAAAGGTTGTGGAAGAACTGGTTGAACCGATGGAGGTCCATATCTATTTTCATCTTGCCAATCACGAAATAATATATTTCCAAACAAATATGCTTCCATTTCTCTTCTCCGAAGATTTGAATCAGTTTGTGCATAATGTGATTTTGCTGGTTCAGGTTTCCCCACAGGATTGAGAGTTCCACGTTCATTTTGCCAATGATGAATTATTTCATGAGCAAATGAACGTAGAATATCGGTTTCATGTCTATCCGTAACGTATAATCTAATAATTCGTGTTTTTTGATCATAATACCCAGTTAATCCGAATGGATTTTCTGCATTTTTTATATTTTTAGTAAACACTACTTTACTTGGTGATGATTTAATCCCAAGTTTCTGTGCAAGATATACATATAGGGAGCCAAGTTTCTGTTTTAACTCTGGACTCCCATTCGTTTCTTGAGGGTTAGTCAATTGTTCAGACATAGATTATTTTTTATCTGATTGTGTATTATCTTTACATTTACAATCAGTTTTTATCTTTCCACATTTTTTACATTTTCTTGTTTGTAAAAACCGTTTACCAGAATCATATACATTTCGAGCAAGTGCTCCTGCACCATAAGCAGCCAATGCAGTTGTTGCAATTCCTTCATTCGCCTTCCTCATATTTAATGCTGCATTAACTCTACGTGAAAGTTTTGATTCTTTTTCAGATAACCCATTACCTGTTAAAAACTTAGCACGTAATGACTCATTAATAGATATTAATTTTTCTGTAGGTATTTTTACATTTTCTTGAACACCAGTTGCCTTTTCACCAGCCTCATGTTCTGACGCAAGGCAATCAGGACATCTACTATACTCTCCATAATTTGGAGTAAACATTTTTCCACATTTTTTACATTTTACTTTTTCAGTAGATTCTGAAAGTTTATTATTTAGAAACTTTTTATGACGAGCAAATGTTTCATTTACTTCTTCCTCATCTTTTCCAAATTTCTTTTTAACTTTGTAATCGTTCTTGTCGTCTTTATCAGATTCATCTTTATCATCGGAATCATCATTTTCTTTTTTCTTCTTTCCGAAAGTTCCTTTATTAGCACAAAATCCACATTTACACCCTGCTTTATGTTTACCTTCATTCACCATACCTTCTTTATTAGGAGAAGTTGATTCTGGATTTTCATCTGCAACGGGTTCAAACTTATGATCATCTTCTTCAGATACATCAATATCAATTTCTTTAGGCATTGCAGATTTTAATGTAAGCGAATTATCACTATCTGTAGATGCTCCCGTAACTGCTTGTGGAGGTTCACCAGATGAATTCTGAGACTGATGTGGATGTGGATCTTCTGGAGTTGGTTCAGTTGTATTAGCAATTGGTTCATCAGAACCAATCTGAGGATTAACTGGAGTTTTATTTATAAGTTTACTATTAGGCGAATCTACTGGAATTTTTTGATATCCACCAAAGTTAGATGGAGTAATATTTTTTTGAGTTTGATCTATTCCCGATGGAAGTCCACCCGTAGAACTACCTCTAACTGATACTCCAATTATTGGAACACGTATTGCCGTAGGGGATACCATTTGTTGCGCTGCTGATGGAACTTTTCCCATAAGCATATCTTTCAACATACCTTTTTCTTGCGCCTTTTCCATTCCACTATAATAATGCGCTTGATCTGGTTCTTTAAGATGTTGAATTGCCGTTTGTTTAGCTTTCTCAGGAGACATATTATGTTCTCCCTCTTCATCTTTAGTCCCCGCTTCCAATTCGTCTGGATCTATACCAGGAAATTCATTTTTTTCTACAACGGAACGTGGAAGTTGAGACTCTTTAATGCCCAACTGACGCAAAAGGTATTTCTTATAATCGCTCATATATGTGTATAAATATAAAACACAACGGGCAAACTATATGATATATAACCACTAAAATAATGTATTATTTTAACGCATTTTCAAAATCATCGCCTATATTTTTAGATAATCTATTAGAAATGACATAATCGTATGCAAGGTTAACTTTATTTATGTCACAATTTCTAATTTTATAAAATAAATCTTCCATACTAGTAAATAGGTTTCCATACATATATAACTCTAGACCACCGCCGGTGTGCCTAAAAAACCATGGAATTTTATTTAGCATACAATCTAATATTACAAGTCCAAATCCCTCCTCCAAACTATTGGATATATAATAATCACTTTCAATTAACGCATCTAAATAATCTTGCCTATTGTTGAAGGAAAACGTTTTTATATTACTTTCATCTATAGTACCTTGCGGGTAATATCCACATGTTACTAACGTAGTGTTTTCAATTGGATTGTTTCTGAAATGTGTTATTAATTGATTAGAATTCTTTGCAGAAGCCAAAATCATTTTATCAGTTGTTATGTTATACTTGGTTTTAAACCCATATCGTCCAATACAATCGTTCGAGTCTATAGAATAACGTATAAAATAGGATTTGTTTAAAAGATTAAACTTTTTTATATGATCCAAATCAAAACTTGTTCCATATCCTAATTTATTAGCATTATATAGTCCGTTCATAGCGGACTTACTATTTGATGGAAAAATTATCCAGTAAAAAACTTTACTTTTTAACTTCTGTATGTTATCCAATGCAAAATTTTGTGTTGGCATATCCGATCCATGTATAATAATCCAATCATATTTATCGTTAAATAGTTCAGTTCTATCAGTTGTAATATTAATCTTAGTATAATTTAAATCACATACATCTGTCAAAATTGTAACATTATGCCCACGACTATCCAATTCTTCACTTACAACTTTAACAAGATATTCCGATCCACCAGGATATGGATACGTTCTATGAACTACCAATAAAATATTCATAATTTTTTTATTATTACCGACAACCAATTATCATGACCTTCTTCTTCCTCAACTCCAATATTACAACATATACTAACATTAGTTAAAACATTATTCACAACAGTTTCAACACCATTTTTATCACCTATTATAAAATTTTCATTTTTCATGTTAAAATTCCATTGATGCAATCCATCATATTGTTCTTTTAAACCTTCATTAAGAGTATGTTCCAATAAAATAGTTTTTTTAGATACAACCATCATTTCTTTTATACATTTTAATGGATTCTGAGTATGATCTATACTGTTTCTAGCATAAACCAAATCAAAATAGTTGTCAGGAAACATATCAGATAAACTTTCAATATCACATTTGATTGGTATGTTTGGAGGGTATATCCTATACTTTTTATATAGTTTATAATATTCTTCTGCCAACAAATCTACGCATATAATATTTAAAACTTTATTATCCCATTTTCTACCCAAGAATGGAAGTGGACCTGATCCAACATCTAAAATATTATATACTTGTTCATTTGGATCCATTGCTGATTTTACAAGGTTCCCAATTGAAAAATTTGTATCTAATCTATTATTTAAATATTTTCGATGTAATTTATCTCTATCATTCGTAGAAGAATAAAAAAATCCATCCCAACAAAATAATTCCCTGGTTAACCCATCATTCAATTGTGAAATCTTCATTTTTTTATTATAACATTAATTGATTCAAAATCTTCATTTTCTCTCCAGTGTTCGACATAATTAACGCATTCTATATTTGGAAATGCATCATTTACAAGAACAATACTTCCATCTTTATGTTTTATAAAGAAACTATTGTCGTTCACATAAAAATCCCATTGATGTAATCCATTAAAACGTTGACTTGTACCAGTATTAACATAACTATCTAACATAACATAACTATTACTAACACGAACCATTTCTTCTATACATTTTAATGGATTCTGAGTATGATCTATACTGTTTTTGGCATATACTATATCAAAATAATCTTCTGGAAAAACATCGGATAAATGTTCACAGTCACATTCTAAAGGAATGATTGGAGGATATATTCTATACTTTTTATATAGTTTATAATACTCTTTTGCTAATAAATCAACACATACAATTTGTGTATTTGTTTTATATTTTTTGTATAAAACTGGTATAGGTCCAGATCCAACATCAAGTATTTTACATTTTGAAGTTTGTAATGTATCAATTAAATTTGTAATGTATGGAGAACCTTCTATTTCTTTGTTAAATTGTTTTAACAAGTATTCTCTACTTGGATGATTGGGGACAGTAGTTTCTTTTAAAAACATATCCCAAAAATAAACTTCTTCTTTTATACGATTAGATAACATTTCATCCATATACGAATATATATCATTATGAACTCAAATAATCTTGAAGAAGGATATATTATAATGTCATTTGGACATAATGTATATAAACTATTCGCTAAAAACTTCGTGGAATCAATTAGAAATGTAGGAGATGTTAGACCCGTAAGTATATTAACGGATGATATAAACTATAATTATGGAAATAATGTTAATGTTATAAACTTTAATCCATTGGAGTTTTCACAAAATTATAGTTTAACTGAAGAACATGAAATGTTTGGAGCATTACCAAAAATGAAAGCATACTTATTTTCTCCATACAAAAAAACAATATGTATAGATACTGATTGTTTCGTTTTAGAATCTACAGAGTATATGTGGGATATGTTTAAATCATCCAATCAATTCATATCAATAACAGGAAAACTAGGAAATGGATACCGTGCTCCAAGTTCATGGCATTGGGGAGGAATTAGATCTGTAGAAGAATCCTGTGGATTTGAGATACCACAAGTACATGGCACCGCAGTATATTATGACAAATCCAAAAGTTCTATAGAATATGATTTATCTATAGACCACTTTATTAAAAATCATAAATATTATAATATAAAGAAACAATTTAGAAAATCATTCCCAGATGAAATATTCTTCGCTATGTATTTTGGAAAACACAAATTTATTCCAATGGATATAGATATAAAATATAAACGATTCGTGTCAATATCATCGGATACATACCCATTTAAAAATGATAATTATATATTGTATCACGATTTTATTCTTAAACTTTATATGGTATATTACAATATAACAACAATAACACCGTATTTATTAGAAAAATATAAAACGGATGTTTTGGAGAATAATATTTTATCGGATGACTATAAAAAGTATAATGATTTCTTCAAAAAAATATTACCAACAATTGGATAACTAAATTTTCCAATTATAAGTAGGCAATTTTTGCTTTAGAAGTATCCAATTTTTTCCAGTAAAATGGTATATATAATGCTTCATATTACCATCTGATATATCTGGATTTATATAATTCCATTCATATCCAATAAGACGAACTTTGTCACTATATTTCAAAATATAATTCCACATTGCTTGTTCTATGCGTCCATGTACATTTTCTATTGGTATATTATCAATGAATAAATTTATTTCATTAATATGATTTTTTGGTGTTATAATAAACATTCCAGCATTAAAAAACCACTTGGGGTATGTATTAATCCACTCATTTATATCTACATCATATTTTAAAGTATGATGCACTTTCATTACCCACGGATCTATTACATCCCTTCTATATTCTTCTAACCTATTAGAATCCCATATATCAGCATATACATCTTTTACCGCATATATGTAATTACAATCATTGAATAGTTCAAATGGATTTGGGGTATCATTCCTAATTAAAATATCTGAATCTATATATAGTATTCTGTCTATTTCTGGATGTTTAGACCAGTAGTCTTTTATACCGACCACTTTATTGAAACACACATTCTGACTTCCAACCAAATTTTCAGTCATCTCATAAAATTTACAATTCCATCGTTGGCTGGCAGAAATCATACTATCTCTGGCATTATTACACAAATGGTTATTTATATTTAATGTAAAAATACAATTCATTTTGAATTATTATTGTAGTGAATTATTTTAGGAGAAAATGCCCATGTGTTCGGCCACCTATTTGGATCTGGGTATGCATATCCACCATCTAATATTTTCGGTGGATGATCAACTAAATATTTATTTATATGAGATTCGTCGTGCCATTTTGCAATAATTCTATTATCCATATCAGTTTTAATATTTTTATTTAATGTGGATATTAAATTAAACATAGATTGTGTATATCCACCAAAAAAACATGCTTGAAAATATGGCCTATTCAATCCATTATCAACGTATGCAGTAGATAATGGATTTGTTTCAAATGAGTTTTCGGTTTTCCTTATAAGAGGATGTAACGGAGCAACTAAACAATCTTCTGGATATAATATTTCTTCAGTTATTTCGGAATGAACCAAACAATCCGAATCTATATTGTAGATATAATCAAAATTAGATAATTCGGATTTAATTCTATTCAAATAAAACGTTTTTAATAATGTATTCAATGGCCAAGGCAATGCATCTATATGATAATAACCATTTTTATCAACATCAGAAAAAACAAAAATTTTTCTATTATGATTTGGAAGAAATTTTTCGTCTATTGATTTATACAATGGGTCTATAAACTTATTATATTCTCCAGTAGCAAGAGTTACTATAGCAATATTTTTCATATATCATTATATTTCAGTTTTCCAATTATAACAAGGCAATAGTGGTTTTAATTCCACAAACCTAGTTCCAGTAAAATGGTAAATATATGCATCCATTTTGTTAAAATTTGTTTGTGGGTTTAATAAATTCCACGTTGAGTCAATCAATTCAACTTTATTACTACATTTAAGAATGTAATTCCACATTGGTTGCTCCAAATGTGGATTGTTCCATATAAATGGAATATTGTTTATAAATGTATCCATTTCATATTTACAACTTAATGGAGAAAGAATAAACATCCCAGCATTAAAAAACCAATCACAAGAAGTAGATATTAAATTATTTATATCTACATTGTATTTTAAATTATCATGAACTATTCTCAACCGTGGTTCTATCATTCGATGTATATATAATTCTTTTGTTGCCCATCCATCATTATAGTCCAATACAGCATAAACTTTATCTTTATCGTCCAACAATTCAAACGGGTTTGGAGCATCATCCCGTATTAATATGTCAGCATCTAAATACATTATACGTTCAACATTAGGATTTAATTGATAGTATTCATATATTCCAACAATTTTATTAATCCAAATATTTTTATCATCAACTCTATTTTTGGTTATTTCATAAAAATTACAATTCCACCGTTTACAAGCATTTAATATGCTATTTCTGGCATTATCACACAATACATTTCCAATATTTAAAACAACGATCGAATTTTTAAACATATTTATATTTGTTTATTAATAATTTTTTTAAATCTACGAGATGCCTGAAATTGTTCAATTACTACTGAATCACTTGTATCAATTGGACCTTTCCAATCAAATATTTTTGCATAATTTTGAGGTAGCCATTTTGTTTTTAGATTATATTTTTCAGTCAGTTCCGGCCAAATCCATTGCAAATGAAGTTGGTCCATTATTGTATAATCCGCCTCCGATACATTAATCCATTTCTGTAATGCAATCTCAGCAGATGGAGTTTTGTTCCAGAATGTAACTGAACTATTAAACTCACGGTGTCCATCTGAATGTGTAATATTATGTATGGCAAAATCTTCTATGATATTATTAAATAATGTTGGATTCTGTCGTAATATTCCATCTGCATCTATCCATACAATTGGAATATCGGATAATTTCCATTTCTCATAAATAAATCTTGGTTTATGATTAATATTTTTAATCCAACTTCCAAAATTATCAACACCTTCTATACTATAATTCAAATTAAAAATTTCACAAGAGTTTTTTAAATTTAATATTTCTTGCTCATAAGGTGTATTTTTTGTATAGAAACTAATTATTTTATATGGACCCATAATTATTCTGTTAATTCTTTAACTTTATGATCTTCCATCATAACACTTTTTTCATATTCCCAGTTATGCCTCTTAGATCCTTCAAACGTAAACCCGATTAAATATATCATATCGTATAAATCTTTAAAGTACTTATAACACATAAACCCAGCAGATGAACATTGAGTTGGTGGAACATAATTACCTATATCTTCCTTACTATGCAATAATAGTTTCCCACCGTCCTTTTTCCAGTTATCAATAACCGGATTACACTCTGGGTTATGAAATGGTATATATTCATTGTAATAAAGATAACGATCTTTAATATAAAATTGCATATAATACTTCACCTGATCAACCCCCCACCAACTTACGCCTTTATCAGATGCATTTATATTATGATATATTATATTTTTTGGATGGTCCTTAAACAAGTCAAAATAATACATTGTATTAAAATGTAAAACATCTCCATTATAGATATCCTTCTTATAATCACTAAATATATTTAGATTAACATTGTGATTATTCGCAATAAAATATATATTTTTCATATATCAACAACTTCTAATGGTATATTTACACTACCAACCCCAATTACTATCTGCCTTAAACAAATTCCCAACGTTCTATCATCGGTCGTGTTAGAATCATTTTGACTTGGAATATAAGGAAATTTCATTTTTCCTTCTATTGTATCAGCATTTCCATTTAATTTAATATAAATAACATCTTCTCCACCAACCATATTATAATCTTTAGTTTGATCACCACATGTAATTGTAAGAACATTTTCTAATGGGACACTACAGAATAATTGTAAAGAATTAATTAATTTTGGAATTTTAATAGTGAATTTATCTTTGCTCCATTTCCATCGTTCATCACCATTACTTTCTACCATGTACCATTCATCATCATTTAAAGATAACTCATTTAATATTTTTTGTTTTTGTTCATATAAATCATTTTTCCAATCATAGATTAATGATGCCCAAATTGGATCAGTAGAATTCAAATAACTTCTTTGTTCTACTAAACATGGATCAAAAACATAATATTTTATTAACGGAAGAACTTTGTTTATGATTGTTAAATCTAATGGAGATTGAATGGGTAAAACACAATCACACAATTTATTAATAATAGTCTTCTTAATCAAATATGCGTGAGTTGCACTTACTGTTCGGATACTTATTCCATCATTTACAATTATAGTATGAACATCATTACCATTTGGTACCCAACCAACATAAACCATTTCCCAATCCAATGGAAGTTTATTATATAACTCAGTAAATTTATCTACAAAATCGGGATTAATTACTGCATCATCTTCAAAAATAAGAAATTCATCTTCGGGAAGATACTTTAATAAATTCCACAATGTAAAATGAGACAAAGTACATCCAATTGCTTGATCATTCAATGATATATTTTTTCCTGGACGTTCAATTTCGTTTGTAAACTTGGGGGAAAGTCCCAACCGATTTCCTAAAATTCCATAAAACAACTCTACATTTAGTCCAGCATTTTTAGATAATTCTAAAAATCCATTAGTTCTAAGTTGAGTTTCTTTTAACGTTATACAAAAAGCCCGTGGTATATTATTCATATTAACCATTATAACTGTTTAATAGAAGAAAAGTCAACTTTTTATAATTTATTTATTTAACCTTCTAGCATGTTTCGCTGCCCACATTTCTTTCATAACATCACAAATTTGTGAATTAACTACATATTTTTGATCGTGACCTTTTGCTAACTCAGCAAAAATTTGTTTCGTTGCTTCAGGATTCGCAGTAATTTTCATTCGTTCTGGAGAATCGTTGGGGTGTTTATTTTCAGTCATATTATCAACCATACTTTTATCATCTATATTCATCATTTTAAGACTAGTATAAAACTTTGGATCTTTACGTAAATTCTTTAATACTGTATCTTTTGCCATCGCTTTATCTTTTTTAATCTGTTGACCAAGTTCGTATTTAATACCAGTTACAATTTCATCTGGAGTTGGGGTCTCTTTTTTAGAGAATAATGCGTTAACTTGTTGATCAGTAGAAACTTTGTTTGGAGCATCTTTTACAGTATTACTATTTTGATTAACCGCTTTGTTATTATTACTATTGGCAAATAAATTTGGATTCTGGGATACATCAGGGGAACCAAACGTACCATATCCAGTTTGGTAATTATCAGTACCATTAGTTCCTCCAGGAGCACCTGCAAATTCATTTTCTTTAACTTGTTGCTTATTCATGTATATAAATATCATTTATTAAACAAAAACCAGATTAATAGTGAACTTATTAAAATTATAAATTTTCATATACTTTATTTATTATAAAATTCACATCAAATCCTGAAACACAAGTGTATTGGTTTTGGTTATCCAATTTACAAACATCATCACCACCATGAGGAATTCGACCATGACTATTACATGGTGAACAAACAACGTTGGATTGAATATATGATCCGTGTTTATAATATTTTGTTCTAGTATATCCTCCCATATTAGTAAATAAACCAAACCATTTGGTTGATAATGCTTCTGCTAAATGTAAAGCTCCTGTATCAACCGACAATACAAATTTAGCATTATTTACTTCTTCGGTAAACTTTATATAATTTTCATATTGTGGGTTTAAAAATATACGTTTATTATCACATATTTTTTCAAGTTCTATTAATATTTCTTTACTAACGGTTCTATTATACTTTTTAGATTTTGCAAATACTAAAATTTTATCAGTAGGATGTTTCTCTTTATGAATATATGCCGAAGGAGATAATTCAGTTGGGAATGGTAAACCATGTAAATTAAATAACATAGCAAGTAACACCTGTTGATTTAATTTCATTGCGATTTGATCATTTAAAACATATGCTGCTGTATTACAAAACATCATTCTGTTTAAATTAATTAAAATATCAAACCCAGGTTCAAATGTTCTACAATCACTATATACATCTATAACCAATAACTCTTTTACTTTTAATTCGGGAACCATATATTGTAACCACTCCATTTTGTCTTTTGTAGTCTCAAATGTTACATCATATCCACTTTTTAAAAGTTCAAACAAAAATGGAAATGTCATTATTATATCTCCCAATCCATTATGAAGAGAAATAATTACACTTTTCATATAGAATTATAAATGATAACACGCAATATTATGCTCATTAGGATCTCCCAATGGGGAGTATATTATTGGTATATGCCCCTTATAAAACTTAGATGGTATAAGTCCCTGTTCTTCTATAATAGTCCATGTGCTTCGTTTTTTAACATCATCATTAAATCTACGACCCGAAACACATAGAAAATTAGTCATATTTTTAAAATCTCGTATATATTCTATAAGCACCTTCTCCATAATATGTTGCAATACAATTACAGCTATAATTTTGTCGAATTTTGTTGTTTTTAATTGATTCCAATCTGAAACAAATTGAACATTTGATGGCATTATTCCATTATAATTAATATCCACAAACTCAGGAACACGAGATATTATGTTTTCACTATCATATCCCACAATATTCCATTTTTGATTAATTTTGGCCAACCCAAGAGTATTTCTACCAATTCCACATCCAAAATCTAGAATTGTCATTGGTTTATCTTCTTTTCCAATGATATTTAAAATCCAAATATCTGGTTTAGCCGTCGAAGCCTTATGTCCAGTTAATATGTAATTAGTAACCGAATCTATATCCATTTTTGCAATTTTTTCCCAATTGTTAAATGTATTTTTCATATTATTGTTTCCTTTACTAAATTATCTATATCAGTAAACTTCCACGGAGAATCAATTTTTTTCTTCATAGTATTATATTCATCTGGATAATATGAATTGGAATTATCTACAACTTTACATGAATCTATATATTCTTTATAAACTCCATTTTTATAGTTTACTATTCTATGCAAATCATCCGACCAACAATAATACTCAGGATGATATAATATACAACACCACGTTTTTGGTTCTATAAACCTTAAATTATAACAATTTGATCCAACAGTTTGTATTATTTTTTTAGCAGATTTGAAAATTTGAATTTTTTCTTCAACCGAATAGTTCATTAGTTGTATTTCACGAAATCCAACCTCATTTAATTTATTTATAATATCGTTTTCATTTAATAAAACTCTATAATGCATCCATTTTTTAGAACTAACATCCTTTCGTGAAATATATATATTTTCATATTCCATTGAAATTGGAATATCACGTTTTAATATATCTAACATTTCCCAGCTTCTATATGGATATAATCCTGTATCGACTGATTGATATGGTATAGGTATAATTAAACGTTTTATGAAGTAACATTTATTTCTATCTAGAAGTTTTACGTTATCTTTATAGTTTAAATTATATCTTTTTAAATATAGATCAATATATTCATATATAAATGATGTATTATATTTAACTTTATCTGTCATATCTACAGTTTTACATGGACATTCAATCAAATTGTTTATTCCAATTTTTATATGTTCGGTTTCTTGAAGTTTAATCCAATACCACAGTTTTGGGAAACTATCCATTACAAAATGAGCATACTGCCACTCATAATCATCATATAATAAAAATAAAGAATCTATTTCTTCATTCACAGATAATTGTGGTTGTATTTCTCCAAAATATAAATCTACTTCCTTTTCCCTTCCCCAGTATAAAACATCTGCATTTTTATAATCTCTATTAATAAATCCATACAATCGTTTATTTTCATAATATACTTCCGCACGGTCACCAACTAATCTATAATAAACGTCGTTTAACACTAAACACTTACTTTTATTTTTAAAAAATGGATGTTGTATATCCCCCGATTCAAACTCAAGTATTTTCATATTATTTTTTATATTTTTGAATATATGGACATGCAGCGTTTTTACACATAGAATGTGTTTCACCTTTACTAACTAACTCTCTAATTTTAGTTAATAAACTCCCATTCCAAATTTCATCCATAGTAGATGTATTTAAATTTCCTATAGGATAATTCGCCCAACAACATACTCGAACTTCTCCATTTGATAATATTTGTAAATTTTCCCAAGGATGTTTACAGTCTTTAACAGTTAAATTCATATTTAAATAAAATTATAAGTAAAATTCATATTTATAAGTTTGGAATAATCAACTGACTCTTGTATTTTACTATTATACAATTCTTTAAAAGATGCTGGTTTTTGATCATTATACGAAAATTTAAAATTTCTAATATCTCTATCTAACTCTATAGAATCCCAATTATTCATTGGCCAAGTATCGACTCTGAAACATTCTAATTTTTTACATAAATCCAATGTTTCATTTATTTGGTCAATATTTTCTTTCATTATTGTCATATTTAATACAACAAACAATTTGGATTCGGTTTTTTTAATAATTGATATCATTTTTTTAATATTCTCAATAACCTTATCCAAATCAGCACCTCGTATTATATAATATGTATCACGATTTGGAGAATCTATAGATACTGATATATTTTTTAAATTCGATGTTGCTAAATTTTCCATTTGATCCGTTGTTACATTTACAAAATTAGAATTAACGGTTGCCCAACAGTCTTTTGATACGTGAGATAAAACTTTCCAAAAAGATGGACTCAACAACGGTTCACCAATTCCATGTAACTGTAAACTTTCAGCATGTTCAATATATGGAATTAACTTATCAATTATATCATTAGGTAAAAAAATCTTAGGTCTTCCAAAATTTACTGCGGAATGAGTACACATTATACATTTTAAATTACAAACTGTTGAAGTTTCTATTGCTAAAGATTTTGGATAATTCATATATTGACTTCTCTTCTCATTAATTCAACTGCATGATCCAAGTTTGGATATGCCCATGATTGGTCTTCGGTATAATTGGACGAAAAAGAACTCATTCCATTAACTGAACCAATTTTATAATCAATAAGTCCTGAATAACTATTACCAAGAAAATCCATATGTCCACCATATCCAGTACAAATAATTTTTTTATTATAATTAAATGCATCAAATATAGTTAACCCAAATCCTTCTGATTTAGTTAAACTCACATAACAATCTCCAATAGAATGTAATGCAAGCATTTCATTGTTTGTCATATTATCAAATAAACAAATAATTGGTGCATGAGAAGGAAATTCTTTAATTATATCAGAAACCATATCTTCACACTTTTTCTTATTTTTATAAGAATAATCTTTATAATGAACTTTAAGAATTAGTCGTACTGGATCAGATTCTTTGAATGCGGTACAGAATGATTTAATAGTATCATCAATTCCCTTCCGAGCGTTCATTTCTCCAATGGAATAAAATGTAAATCTATTATTGTCTTTCAACAGTTCTTCGTTTGAAAAACTGGTTATCTTAATCATTTTACGATTCGGTAGTTTATGAGGAAGAAATATATGTGGAACCACTCGTATTGGTTTAGTTACTCCAGATTCTTTAAATGTAGTTTCATTGTATGTTGATGGACACCATACTTCATTAACATATCCATTTATACATTTTACCCAATCAACTGGTAATCTATTTGTTTCCCAAGTACAATACCCATTAACAACTTTATTGTTTAATATATTGCGTTTATCATTCCAAAACTTTGGCCATAAATCAGGAGTGCTATGCATTATAACCATATCACAATTTGGTAATGGTTTATTTATTAATGATTTAATAACTACATCATATACGTCTTCATCACTCAATTTTGAATTATCAAAATATAAAGGATCCCAAGTTATTGGGATCCCGTTTGTAAAATAATGATATAGATATCCTCTTGCCGCTGAAGCATATCCGCTAGTACCATACTGCCCAATATAATATAGACCACGAATTGGTAAAGTTGGGATAACTGTAATTACAGATGATATTAACTTATTGTCAATCATATTGAATAACTATCATACCACATCAAATTACAGATATAATAGTATCTATCCAAACATCATCATTATCGTATGTTGATACACTAAATTTTATATTAAAACCAAATTCTAATAGTTGAAGATGGGAATATATAATAGCACTTTTACCTGGAAAACTTATTGTAAAATCATTCATAAATCACCATTTTCTACTATTTTTGTATTTTCGTAATCATTTAGTCTGCGTCTTACAAATTCTTGTTTAACACATTCTAAAACTCCAATTAGATTATTGCCAAGGGTATATGATGGTTTTTTATCAAATATTCCCCATATAATAGAGGACATAACATAATTTAATTCTCCAACATTAATTGCTTCTGCCCCGCCGTCCGTTAGTTCTTTTATAACATCGGCAATGGGAACATCAAATCTTACTCTATGGTCTGGTTGTATATATGGCATAATTTATAGTTTTCGTTTGTATCGTTTATCGATATTGTTTTTTTAATAGTCTCCATCTATTAGAGTCTATTTTTTGTTCTCCACTATTAATTTTCATTATCATTTCCATCATATCATCCATATTATCATAGATATATTTATGTGGTATCATTCCCATTAACCATAGAGGACATTTTCGTTTTGATCCTTCTATTGATAAAAATATTGGTTTCTTCATTCTCACGGCAGTTGTCAATTCTTCTATAGATCCAAACGTTGGAACAGATGGATTTATATTCGCAATAATGAAATCGGATCTATCTACAAGGTTTAAATCATAATATCGTATTTCTCGCATTTTAATTTCTACCTCGTCATATTCTTCTTTATCCATCAGATTCAATAAATTATGTCGTGTAACATCTCCTTCCTGGATATCTTTTAAAAACGGCTTATCATATGGATTAAAAACTATTATTCCAACTTTATTTAATTGTTTCGTTATTATATTTCTCCACTCTTCTCCATTTTTATATTGCATTGCTCCGCACAAATATGTTTTTGTTTTTTCCAACACATTTTTATTTGATTTTATCATTATATTTTTTTCTTGCGTCATAAGCCTCTTTTTCTGTTTTATATATTCCTAAATTTATTTGTTTTTTATCTTTATAAACATATGCTCTCCAAGGAGAATTTTCATAATAAGACATTTTAGATACACCTATATATTTCGATGTTTTTGTATGTTTTTTACAAAATTCACAAAAAAATTCTTTTAAATTAATAGTTTTATATATTTCAAACTTCTCTGGAAAATTTAATTTAGCATTTAATCCATATAAATACAAAACAACTTTATCATATGCCTTCGCCGCATCTAACTCGTTAGTATAATAATGGAAGTATGTTTTTTGATTTTTAGTAACTCTAACAGAATATAATTTGCTATTTTTACGAGATCTAACACCAATATACTTAGACCATATTTTAACAGTTTTACAACCACCTTGAGTATTATTACTCATTAATTGTTTGGTAGAACTATGAAATGTTCGTCCTTGATCTGTATCCAATACTAAATTATATCCATTCGGAACTAATGAATTATATTGTAAAATATATTCTTTTTCTTTTCGACATATATCATCCTCATTATCAGTCTCGTAAATAATGTTTATATCGAATCCATCTTCTCCATATTTTTTCAACGCATTATAAAGATAAATACAACATTTACTATTTCTATGATCCTTCATCCTCGCTACAATAGATCGTTTAGTTTTACCAATATAAATTTTTCCATTTATCTTATTTTGTAATTTGTATATTTTGTATTTCATATACCCATACATATTGGTCATATGCAATAGAATATACTTTATTATTGTGCGGGTTTTCCATTGCGATCAACTACGAGGAACCTATCTGCCAATCCAAACCGTAAGCAGAATGTTTTCACTTCGGTTCGCTCAAACAATGGAACATAATTAACTTTAAATTCCAATGTAGCTTCTCCACTGTCTGGATGTTTATCATAAACGGTCGCATCTCTAAACCATTCTTTACGACCGAATTCTCTAACTGTTTCATTTAAAATTTGTTGTTGTGTCATATATATTTCCTATTCTTATTATCATTATATCAGTTTTATTCTAAAGGTCAACTTTTTATAAATTTTTTGAGAGTTGCAAGTGAAACTTTCAATGAAGATTTTTTACTTATATCTGATATCATGATATAATCTTCGTCACTTAACTCATCGAATTGAATTTCATCTAATTCGGATGTTGCAACTCCTTGAGAACAATCACATACTCTAATCCACTGAGGTTGCCACCAACTTGGTTCTTTCCCACATTTTATACATTTCATATTATTTACTATTCAATACCGTTAATAACTTGTGCATTGCTGCTACAAATGTAATTTCACGTTCAAATACAAGAGCAGATTGATATACTGCGTCTGCAAGATGTAAAATGACTTCGGGTGCTTTATTTGGGGCATATTCATTAACATGATCGAAAAGATATTTATATACTTCTTCATAATTAGAAAACGATGCATCAGCAACAAGTTGTCTAATCTCGGTGAATATACCCGCTTTACTAGGAGTTTTAAGTAATTCAATCAATTTCGTCTTAAAATCATGATCTGCTGAATTAGCTTTGGCAATCTTCAATTCACCATTGATAGATGATTGTTGAGAAAAATTAATTATTTTTCTCATATCAGGGAAATATGATGATACAATGAATGCCACATCTTCTGGTTTATATTTAATATTTTCCTTATTTAATACTTTAACCAGATGTTTCATCACTTCAGCTTTAGAAGGAGGTTTAATCTCAAAACTTTGAAACCTTGATTTAATTGCAGGTATTATTTTCTCTTGATAATTTGCGGTTAAAATAAACCTCGTTGATTGTGAATATGTTTCAGTAAGATTACGCATACAACATTGTGCTTCGGGTGTGAGACGATCACAATTAGATGTTAATATTTTAGACTTACCAATAAAAAAATTATGAGTTCCATCTACCGATATATCCAACGTTTTCCTAATTCCAGATTTTTTAATAGATTTTATTTTTAATTCATACATATTTTAATCCTCGCATCATCTTATTATACTGTTTCCTATTATATCCGTTAATTTTGGAAGAATCAATATATTTCAAAATGTTATTTTCATTAATCCATTTAAATATTATTCCATTTTCTTTACAATATTCTATAATTTCGGTTATTTTTTTTATTTGTGTATTATATGATGCTCTTGGTTTCAATTCGTATAAAATTCTATTTTTTTCATCATAAAAATCCGCAATATAAATTTTATCACCATATGGAATTCTTAACATTTCATATTTTAAATTAGAATTGCATATATAAAAACAAGCTTCCCACGAACTTCTGAATTTTTTTATTTTACCATCAATTTTTATTTTTGCATCCCAATGTGTCCACGAATTAGTTATATTAGGAGTAAATTCTCCGTTTTTAATTTTTTCTCGCATTGTGATGGATTGTTTTTTGGATGCTTGTTTTTTAATTTTTTTTCCATTAACACTGAGGGAAAAATCTTTCATAAATTGACTATTTGCGTTACCTCTTAATTTATAATAATTTTTACCTTCGGATGTTTTAGCCCATTTTTTTAATCCATTAGATATATTTTCACATTCCTGTGAAGATTTTATTATAGATTTCCAAACACATTTAGACTCACATAAAGGACAATATTTATGAAATCCTTTATCTGCTCCTTTCCATTTACCTCCATAACAATATGAACTTTCCAACAATCTAATTCCACAATGTTTACAAAACAGTGGAAATTCTAATTCATAAAAAAATTTATTACACGACAAATTATCCATATGTCTAATAATATCATTTCTCCATTTATATTCGGAATCAAATATTGTTTCATTCCATAACGATTTCCATTTAACCCCACCCCTATATTTTTCTACCAAATATTGTATCTCACAATCCGAAAAAAATTGTCTATGATATCTAGATTTATTATTCATAATAATAAATATCATTGAGATTCGGAAATCATCCGATTTTCTTCTGTTGTTAGAATAGAGTTATATTTACCACGGATTAAATCAATCGTTTTAACACGAATAATTTTATCATTATCATCTTTTACATACCACTTATGTGTATCAGTACATATAACAACTTCTCCATTATTAAATTCAATTTCATACACTTCTTTCTCCCCTTGATTTATTAAATAAAAAGGTCTCCACTCTATTCTATTCTGATCTATATTTAATGATTTAACTAAATCATCATTCGAGTTAACATCTTTTATGGGGATTCCTTGTTCTTTTCCATCTCGTAATACCCATATAATAGTATTTTCATCTAAACATTCATCCAGTATGATAATTTTTAAAGGTTCCATTCCCATTGTCATAGCGAAATCTTGAACCTTATTTCGCATTATATCTACTGAGTTTTCATCGGACGCATTAAGAAACAATACATCACAAGGAATATGTTTAATAAGGATTTTCGCCAGACTCGTTTTACCACATCCAGGAGAACCAAACAAAAAAACTTGTGGTATGTCTTTTTTTTCAATCCACAATTTAATTGATTCCATTATTACACTATTTCCGACAAAATCATCTAATTGATTTGGGCGGTATTTTTCCGCCCAAAGCGTAGATTGAATCGGAGTTTCTTTTTCTTCCATTTCAATTTTAAACATAATAAATTATACAACGGTAGTTGGAATACTATTTGGTGTAGTCATTGCATTGGTGATTGACTGTACAGATGTATTTGCATCTGTTATAACTGTTTTAGATGGTCTTTTCTTGGATCCACCATTAACAACTCTTGCTTTTGGTTTACTATTAGCAGTGGTTGTAAGAATATCCATAATAACATCTTTGCAATCAAGTAATATACCAGCCACAACTGTCTCGGGCAATTCACCAGTTGCTCCATTTAATTTAAATGTTGGATGTTTTTTAATTACAAGTTCCAATTCATGTAATTGTGCATGTTTAATGTCACCAAAAACTTTATCGTCCGATGTTTTATAACTTTTTGTAAATGCTATCATATATTTTAAGCTTTTTTATTACAAAATTGATAAAATGTACAGGTATATTTATCATTTTTAAAATACAATCTAATAATACCCGCACTATTAATTGACAATGTTCCTCCAGTAATATCTGAATTAACTTTAAAAATTTCAACTAAATTCTTAATTGGAAACGCCAATGCTCCATCCAATTTGTTTTTATCTGGTTCTGTAACTGGAGTTATTCTAATTCTATTAGAATTTGCGGTAGTATATCCCATTACAACTTCAAATATTCCCTTTTTATTCATTCCAACCGAAAAAGAATCAACATCCTGAAGTGCAGATCTCGCTTTTAAAAACTTATCTAAAAACTCCTCGGTGAGTGGAATAACAACATGATATTCAGGGACATCCTGTAAATTCTTTGCTATAGGATCTATAGATGTTGGATCAGCAGCGGTACAATAACTTTCACAATCCGAATCTGAAACAGTAAATCCAAGAATTCTGTCACCACTTTTGTTAATTGCTAATGTAACGTCTTCCCCAAAAGGAGTTAACATTAATTTTACTTTTCCAGTATCACCGATACAAATTATAACATCTTCTGCTCCTAGATCACTAAAATCATTCATTATCACATCTGCAACAAAACTACGATTATCAATCGCAGCACGAGTATGCAAAGTTTTGTCAGTAGCGTTATATTTCCACTTTACTTTATTAATCTCTCCACCTAAAGTGTAACGGCGAATAAATGTCTGTAATACTTCTTTTTTCATGTAATATTCCTATAATGTGTGTATATTCTATCACACCTATATCATTTGTCTATTTATTTTAAAATGGTTTTGATTGTAACCCATAAATTTGTCCAATTGGGCATACACAACTATCTTTTGTATTATACCATCCAGCATCATTATATCTCCAAGTTCTGTGAAAACAAGTACTGGAACGTTTACCAAAAACATCCCATTCAGAAAATCTAATACAATTTTCATGACCACAAAACGGAAGATGTTCATCACACGCAGCAGTAATTTCGTCTATATCTGGATATGCTTGGTCATGCCAAACTGCTATTTTTCCACATACCTCACATTTTATAATATCATCATATACTTTTTTAAATAACTCCGTCATCTCAGGACTATCGGGACCACGTAGTTCATAATCCGATTTACTTATACCAAGTTTACCTTGATGAAATTGACAAATATCCATTACTATATCGTCCAATGGTACACCCTTATCAATTTGAACAATGAGTTTCCCATCACGCATTATTTGCCACCATTCTTGATCCAATGCTAAATTAAAATCCAAATCCACTTCATACCCAAGTCGTTCAAAATATGCTCTAACATATTCTTTAGGTTTCTTGGTATTAGAACTATTATCATCAAAACTTCCAGTCATCATATTATCCTTTATTTATTCCATCTCTCGCTCTATAATTTCAATACTTTCTTCCTCGGTGTATATACATCCTTTATTAAAATCAGAGTCATATTCTTTATATGATTCCAATTCTTCATCTGTCCACAAATCCAAATGTTCCCGCATTGCTTCTTTCGCCTTTTCAAACGTTCTATAAGGACCAAGTACGTCATCTCTATCATTTTTTCTGGTTTCTATATTAACGATATATGTTTTCATAATTTATTATTCTCAAAAATATTTCCCACTACATTACATAAACTTTCATCCCCAATAGATGAAATATAAATCCAATCACTCTCTGGTTTATTTTTATTAATCTCTTTATATTGGTATCCGTTATAAACGTATTCAACTAAAAACTTTCTTCCCGCTTGATTTTCAATAATATCTCCCTCAAAAATGTCTTTTCCATTTACATCTTTTAATCCAATGAATTGTTGAATAATGTAATCTTTTTGGTTAGAATCAACAAATCCACCCATGTTATCATTTGACATTATTTCTCCCTTGAAAGACATACATTTCCAAGGTTGTTCATCCGCACTTCCCACGTTACCAATACCAGTTCCAACCCAATCGGTAGAATCAGAAGTAATCCAACAATCAGAACCATTATCCCACACTCTAAATTTTATTTCTCTTTTAATTTTCATATTTTTACTAAAAATTATATAATTTTACCAAACTTCATCAAAATTAAATGTTTTTGATGCTAATTGAGATCCACGATTTGGATAATGCCAACCTACCACAGTATAGATTTCTTCCAATTTACTGTGCAATTCTCTATCATATACTTTACGGCGATCAATATGAGTTGTAACAAATTCCAATATTTGATCTGGGTCAGTATCATCTGCTTTCATTGCTAATTGTTCAACATTAAAATCATTAGGCAATAAATATGTCCATTTTACTTTTGCTCCATTTTCAATTTTTTCAATCGTTTTATCCAACTTCCAAACCTTAAGAAAATCGTTGTATGCTAACGCTGCTTTAACTTGAGGTGGAGACCCTTGCACAAATTGAAAAATATGTCTTCCTGGAGGATTATAATTTTTTTCTCCATCTTTTGACACAAATTTTGCAGAACTAGTTTTGGACATATCAAATATACTATGACTGTCTATAGTCTCTTCAAATTTCATAATTTTCTCGTCCAATATTTCACGAGGAACACCCCGAAGCAACTGATCCAATATTTCTCCTGCAAACTTTCTAAACGCACTTGGAAAACTAGACCTGACTGTATCAATACCTTTTACCTCAAGTTTACCTTCATTGCCAGCTTTATCTTTGACTGCTTTATTTTTTTCCATGTCATACACTTTAAGCATGGCATATCGCTTTTTAGCAACCCAAAGTGCTTTCTTGGCAATTACATCGGGAACAATTTTAATACGATTATGTTCTGGAGAAACATTAAATATACGAGGAACCATATATTTATAGAATCGGTTAATCTTATCAGAAATTTCTAATGATAAGTCAACCGAAAACTTTGTCATATCTGTTACATTACCATCAAGTTGTGCAAGAGGAAGGGAAGAAATATACAACGAATCAGTATCAATATATTTAACAAATGATTCTTCCTTGGGAACTACATTCTTATCTTTAAACTTTTGTAAATATGTATCATTAACCAACCTCTCGGCAGATTTAATGATTGTTTGACCACTAATAGTTGTTGCTTCGGCATTATCTCTATCATAGAATCTAAAAATAGGAAGTCCCATTACTCCATACACAGAGTTTAAGAATATTTTCTGTCTCTTCTGACGACGATCATAAAATCCTTCTTTTTCTTTATCACCTTCTTGACCAAACTTATGTGCAAGTTGACGATACTCAACACGTTCTGAAAACCAAGTATCAAGAATAGTTGGAATAACACCTTTAACATCTTGACGATATACCGCACCACTACTTGCGATTGAAAATGTATAATTATCAATCATCTTCTTAAATTCATCAGACGTATAAGCGTGATCGGATACTCTAACAATAGGGATATTCCCCTTATCAAATTCAATTTTATCCCATCCTTCAATCTTTCCAACTTTCGTTTCGTTGGATATATTTAACGTCATAATGGCAGAAGGATACAGTGATGTAATATCAACAGAATATATCCAATCATATAAACCTGGAATAGGTTCTTTAACATATGCACCCGTAAACCCATCTTCTCCTTCTTTCTCCATCTCTTCATACTCTTCTCGACCACCAACTGGTTTGTTTGGACCTATCAAACTATTGGAATGTAAATAATCCAATATAGCACCATCAATGAACCTACTAGACATTTGAAACCATTCATATGGAACATGACCCTTGTGACAAACAGATCTTGCCAAATAAATAAAATCATATTTCTTATCTAATTCTACAACAACTTCCACATCCATTAAATTGTATTCAACATATCGTTGAAGATCATTCTTATAAAGATCATTTAAACTACCCTTATACGTTATTTTCTGATGTTTTAATTCTTCATCTTTAGCCACATTTGATAATGACCAAGATGGTTTCATAACGCCAATGAACTTCTTATAAAGATCCATATAATCCAAACAAGAAATTCCTGCAATAACCATCTTCCTATTAAACCTATTTTGATAGGCAATATTGATTGGAGATAATCTATATGCTTGTTGTTTCCCAAGAACCGCACGAATTCTATTAAACATGTATGGAATATCAAATCCATTAGTATTCCATCCAGTTACGATCGTTGGATTAATTTCTCCCCACTTATTTAAAAATACTTCCAATAAATTTTCTTCATTTTTAAAAGATCGTAAATCAATCCCATTCTCGTCTTTATTAACAATCTTTTTATCTGGATCAAGAACAAACTGATAATATTTACTTCCTGCTTGATCATAAAGTGCAATTGCGGTAATTGCTTTATCACCTGCCATAATATCAGGAAAACCTCCTTCGGTGCTTACTTCTATATCGATTATAATTATTTTATGCCCCTTAGAAACTTCATCATTACCTCCGTAAGCATCGATCAAGCACTTCATCTCTATACTTACATCAGATTCAAATAATGATGGATCTCTATCATCATAATTAGTTACCTTTTCAAGTTCATCCCCGTAAAGAGATTTATATTTTCCACCGACACATCGACGATATGCATAATGTAGTTTGCATGATGGAATATTTATCATTCCAGCTTCATCATCCCATAAATAAACCATTTCGGTTTTTCTATCATGAAATATATTTTTATACATATTATTTATTTATAGATACTAACTTACACATTTTCACAAAATAATCTTCTGGGAAATCCATTTTCATAAAATTAACATCCTTATGAACCCATTGAACATTCCCAATTACATATCCAATTTTTGAATCTATCCTATCTAAAGATGCATCATTATCATAACGATTTATACTTAATGGAGATAATTTCAATTTTAACCCTGTCAATGCACACTTACCATTTTGTTTCAAGAAAAGTTCCCATATATATTCTTTTGTTATATCAATCTTGTGGTTTCTTTCTTTGGCATTATTTTTAATATGACACCACAATGCTCCACTTATTTGTCCTACGAATTCTCGATTGGGATTAATACCTCCATCGGATATCCATTGTTGTATATTTTTTGTTCCACTTATTTTCTTTTGGCATCCACAAGACACATTATGCTTTCGTTTAAGATTAGCAGATCTTACTATTTTAATATTTCCACAATCACATCTACATTTATAATAAACATGACTATTATCACACAAAGGTCTTTCTTCTAAAGAAGATTCACCTATTACAACAAGTTTCCCAAATCGTTCACCCGAGTTTATAAATACTCGTCTTTTATTTCCCACATTCATATAATTTATTAATCTCACCATATTAACTGATAATGTCAATCAATACAAGACTTTATTTCACATTTATGAATTCGCAAAAATATGAAAATCAAGTATGATATAATCTTCAAAATTATTTGGTCTAATCCAAACTTGTCCATATAAAACTTTATCATTTAAACTGAGAGAGTCAACTCCAATCTCTCGACATTGTCCATTCTTTTTAAAATCTTCTAACATATTATTAAATTTACAATGTGCTCTAGTTATAACAGTATTATCCATTGGTTCAAAACAGAATTGTTCAGCACAACCGCTCATTTTAACTTTAATTTCTTCCATTACTATCCTATCAGATGGACAGAGATAATCTTTTTCAGATCCTAATCCTGGGACTGGTTCGGTTGTTTTAACAAGTGATATTGGACTAGTTATACAACTAGCAACGCCTAATGTAGCATATTTTATAAAGTTTCTTTTATTCATATAGATCCTGTGTTTTGAGTTGATTCTGTAACTGGCAATGGTGGGTGTGGATATTTTATTTCTCCTTTTACACCCAGTTTATTCATCAATGTAAGATAAATAGGATATCCTTCTGGCAACAGTTTTGGGAAAGCATCAACCATCTTTTTTACAAGTTGATCATGCTTAAACCATACAAGATGCCGTTTTTCAAATTCCATTTTTGGAGATTCTGGTGGAGAAATGACATTAACAACATATAATATCATTGCTAATTCTTGTTCATTTAAAATATTAAGTTGATTTAATGTCATACATTTATAACTTTAACTCCCCTAACATATGAATGATATCCAAAGGTTTCATCTGAATAAAAAATTGGAGAACTATGAAATCTAACCGAACAAAGATGTGTTAATTTCAATTCATTAATCTCATTTTTTGCGTCTTCCTTGGCATCTTCAATCCAATGATTTTTTAAACTTAAAGCATTTCCACAGATTCGAAGTTTAAGTCTATACATTCTCGCAACATATGCTTTTCCATTATACATTTTAACAGGAGTTTCCATATATCTATCTTCGCCCAACCATTCTTTAATGTCATCAGGAGACATAATTTCATATATATCTCCTACTTTTTGAGCAATTTCTTTTGATGGAACTTCTTTTGCGTTAAGCAACACAGATGGAAGAATTGTCGCTACTAAAGACGACATACCAAGACTTTTAAAAAAATTTCTTCTATTCATTTCAGGTAGATTACCTGAAGAATAAAAATATTACAACTTTTTATAAAATTAAAAATTTATCCAGATTCTGAAAATGAATTCGTAATTAAAAATATTACGTTATTGTTAAATTTTGGTTAATAGAATTCATTGCGGTGACTACCGCTGCATTTGTTTCTGTTTCATAAACGGTTTTGATAATCATTTCCATTAATTTCTGTTTTGCAAATAATGGTTTAGATATGCTACCATCCCAGTTAAATTTTATCGCAAATGCATCTACTACTCTGGTTAGTTGTGCATCGGGTATTGAAATTGTTATATTAGCCATATGTTTTAAAAAATATTATACGAATAAATATATGGCTATAGTATAAAAAGTTGATGACCAGCATAAAATATGATATTATTCATAAATGACTGATGAAATAATTAAAAAGAAAAAGACGGTATCATATTCACAATTTTCCAACTGGTGGACTTGTCCACACAAATGGTACCGTGATTATATTCTTCATGAGAAAACATTTGAAGATAACCTAATCATGACATTTGGAACGTCTATTCATGAAGCAATCCAATTATACATAAAAACGTTATACGAACAAGGTGATAAAGAAGCCGAAGCAGTTGATATGATGGCACAATTCATGGAAACATTTAAGCGTGAAATTGAGAAAAAGAAAATTCCCCATACCAAAGAAGAATTTGATGAATTTGTCGAAGACGCCAAAAATGTTATTTCAGAATTCCGTGCTCCAGAAAATAGACTTCAACATTTCCCAAGAGATAAATGGGAATTAATTGGAATTGAAGATGAACTAAATGCCGAAATTAGAAATAATATAAATTTAACTGGATTCATAGATTTGTTACTTAGAGAAAAACAATCGGGAAACATACGTATTATAGATATTAAAACCAGTAATAGTGGATGGAACGCTTCTCAACGGGAGGATTGGTTAAAAATATCTCAATTATTATTATATAAAGCATTATATAGTAAAACTCATAATATTCCTCTTAGTAAGATCAATATTGAATTCTTTATTCTTAGAAGAAAACTATATGAAAATTGCAGATATGAACAAAGTCGCATTCAAATCTTTAAACCATCGTCTAGCCAATCTGATGTATTAGAAGTTATTAAAAAGTTTGGAAAATTTATTGATACTTGTTTTACCTCCGAAGGTACATACAAACCCGACATAAAGTATCCAAAAAATCCAGGAAAAGATAAGAAAAATTGTAAATATTGTCCATATTTAAAAAATGGAAAATGTGATGGTAAAAAAGAACGGTTGGAATAATTATGTTTAAAATAAATGGATACAATATAGATTATAATGAAGAATGGAATAAATATTGTATCCATATTCCATTTCCGTTGTTTAATAATCCACTAGATGCCAACCAACTTTATTATAACACGTATGCAATATACGCCACAGTTAATGTAGCACGTTATTTATATAATGAAGGATGGATATCATCATATGATTTTTGTGTAGATTATACAGATTTGTTTTGTCCAAGATCTCCAATTAATATAAAATCATTTCCTGAAATAAAATAATTATTTTTGAAATATAAATAATATTTTTGAAATTCTTCACATATGTATTTGCATACACATTAATGTATATACATATATGACGAACAAAATTGCAACAACAGTTAAAGTAGCTCCCATTTTATATGACGAGTTTAAATTACTTGGTATTAGGCATAAGCTTACATTACAAGGACTTGTAGAAAAAACGGTATTTAGATACGTGAATGATGAAATATTCAGGAACGATATAAATAACTTCATTTTACCAGTAACTGCAACGTTTATTACGTCAGTTACATCTTCAATCTCAACGCAATAATAAATAAGATTTATCTTACTTTCGTAAGATTTGATTATATGTATAGTATATGAACAGTAAAAAATCAGATAAATGGTCTATACAAATTTCTAATTGTTTGGCAGAAATATTAAAAACTCATTGTAAAAAATATGGATTTACAATGAGTGGATTTACTCAAATAGCAATTATAAATGCCATCAGTGGATCTCAATATGGAAAATAATATTTTATCACATAATGAAATATTAAATATAGTTAATCAATTTCCAGATAACTTTACTCAAATATTTCGATCAAAAAAGAATTATAATCTTTATGGTAACACATTTTCTTATATTAACTCTACATATGATGGAATCAAATTTTCCGAAAAACTTTATAAACACGTTTATGGTGAGAAGCATTGTAAAAAATGTAATAACTTATTAACAAGTAAACAATTTCGATCCTTTTTTGATGGATATGTGAAAGAATTCTGTAGTAAAAAATGTGCTCTTCATAGTATTGACAGAATAACCAATATTAAAAAAACTAAATTGGAACGATATGGAAATTCATCATATAATAATTTACCATTACAACAAAAAACAATGATGAATAAATATGGCGTAACTCATAATTGGAATAAAAATAGTATTTCTCGTGAAAAATGTTATGATACAAATGAAAAATTGCACGGAAGTAGAACTTGGAATAATCCAGAAAAATCAATAGAAACCAAAATTAAAAATGGGTCATATATTAAACAAGTAGGAAATCTTAAAAAAACTTGTAGAGAAAAATATGGATGTGATTTTGTAACACAAACTTCCGAAATGAAAGAAAAATCTGCACAAACCAATTTAAAAAATTTTGGAGTCAGGTTTCCATCACAACATCCCGATATAGTAGAGAAATGTTATAAAAATTGGAAATTGTTTACATATCCAAGTGGAAATGAAATAAAAGTTCAAGGATATGAACCCGCCGCCATTAATTTACTTCTAAAAACAATTTTAGAAGATGATATTATAACTAAAAAAAGAAATATTCCAGAGATATGGTATATTTTAAATAATGATAAACATAGATATTATCCAGATATTTTTGTAAAATCACAAAACAAATTTATAGAAGTAAAATCAGAATATACATTTCAATCTAAAAAAGAAGAAACATTAATAAAACATAATACATGTTTAGAAATGGGGTATCTTCATGAAATATGGATTTTTAATAAACAACAAACCTTAGTAGAAACTATCAAAACCTATGCCAGCAAATAATGGAAAAAGAACTATTTTATTGTTAAGTGACGACCTACGGATGAATAGTGGAATTGCCACAATGTCACGAGAATTAGTATTATCAACGGTTCATAAATATAATTTTATACAAATTGCAGGTGCCATAACACACCCCGAGAAAGGAAATGTATTCGATTTATCACAATCGACTAATGATATTAAAAAAATGAAAGACGCATATGTAAAACTATATCCAACTGATGGTTATGGTAATGAACAAATGTTATTTCAAATCATAGCAATGGAAAAACCAGATGCAATTATTCATTTTACAGATCCTAGATTTTGGGGGTGGTTGTATGCCTTGGAAAAACAAATAAGAAATACAATTCCATTAACCTACCTGAATATATGGGACGACGTACCATACCCAATGTACAATCGTCCATTCTATGAAAGTTGTGATGCATTGTTTTCTATTAGTAAACAAACATATAACCTAAACAAATGGGTTATGGGAGAAAAAAATTGTTGCACCATTAATGATGGTCCAATGAATGGCAGAACTTTATTACAATATTGTCCTCATGGTATTGATAGTGAAACGTTTGTTCCAATTCCAAAAAATGATCCTAGAATGGTTGAATTTCGTAAACGACTTTTTGGTGATAAAGAATATAAATTTGTTATGTTGTATAACAGTAGAAATGTTCATCGAAAACGTACCAGTAATATTATGATGGCATATCGGACATTTTGTGAAAATCTTTCAAAAGAAGATGCTGACAAATGTGTTCTTATTCTACATACTGAGATTATGCAAGATGCAGGTACTAATTTAATTGCGGTTAAAGAAGCGTTTTGTCCTGATAACAATGTTGTATTTTCTCCTGGAAAATTGAGTCCACAAGATATGTGTATGTTATATAACGCTGCTGATATGACTGTTAATGCATCATCTAATGAAGGATTTGGGTTATCTATTGCAGAAAGTATTATGTGTGGAACTCCAGTGTCGGTTGCAGTAACGGGAGGATTACAGGATCAAATTGGACAAACAAAAGATGATGGTTCTCCTGTGGAATTTGACGCTAATTTTGGATCTAACAACATTGGACGTTATAAAAAACACGGTTGTTGGGCATATCCTGTTTGGCCAGTAACTCGTCTTATTCAAGGTAGTATTCCAACACCTTATATATTTGATGATTTAACTAAATGGGAAGACTTTGCGGAAGCATTTATGTATTGGTATCTTATGGGTGAACAGAAACGTAAAGCATGTGGTGCTGAAGGAAGACGTTGGGCACTTAATGAAGGTGGACTTAATTCAAAAAATATGGGTCAACAATTTATTGATGGAATGGAATACGTATTCTCAAATTGGAAAAAACCAGACAAGTTCGGAATATATTCTGATAAAGATTATGTTGGAAATACAATGCTTAATGGAAATATGGGATTTGAGATTCCAAAAATTGATAAAGAAGCATTAAATAAAAAAGTAGAGGAAATAAAAATATGAATAACACACCCACAATAGACGTTGACATTACAAACACCGATTATTTTTATATGTTGGAGAATCAAATCCGCCGACATATAAAAAAGTATGAGACGGAAATTTGTTTGCCAAAAGCAAAAAAGTTTCTTGAAAAATCCAATATAAATATTGACGAACTTATAGAGTATCCTACCGAAGGATATTATTACGAAACCGATGATTTAAAATTATATTTTAAAATAATTAGAAACATTCAAACCAATAAAGATATATGGGGAAGGTTTGTTCCATGTGATGAGTTTGAATTTCTTAAAACAAAATGTGACAATGATATATTCGGAATTGTAGATCCTCTTGGAAGAAATGCCAATGCACCTATCAAAAGAAGGTATGATATTCTTACATTAACTATGGAAGATACGTCTATATTTTCTGATCACAATAAATCACCGAGACCATGGACTATTGACAGAATAATGAACGATATTGGTATAATGTATAATAACAGAACTAATCTAGTTGAATTGGCATATCTTACAAATAATCCTAGATGTTTATGCTGTGGCGCAGAAACAAATTCTCTTTGTAGAATGATAGCGGGTATTACTGGGTCGTTTTCAATGAATCGACACCCCATGTTAAATTATATATGGAAAGTTGATCCAGATGTAGAAGCATTGGGAACACGTCTAGCAGTTGCTTATAATGAATTAATGGAAAATGATGTTATTGTTGCACCATCGTTAAATAACCATTTATCATTGAATAAAACTCCTAAACTACCAAGAGTAGCAATATTGGGATATGTTACAGCTACAAATGAATACTATCATTGGATATTACCAGAATATGGTAATATGCAAGAATTATACAGTAAAGAAATTATAACAACCGAATCATACGTTAATAAAACCAACACGGGTAAAACTGGAAATATTTTTAATGTAATTCCAGTATAATAAGTTGTTTTATTAATAGAGTTATGATAATATTTGTTACAATATATGATTAAAATTCAAATTAAAAAAGCAAACGATACAATTACTACACCTACCCACGGAACCGATTTTTCTGCGGGGTATGATTTATATTCGACCGAAGAATATACACTTAAACCATTGGAACGCAAACTATTCAAAACGGGTCTTACAGTCGCTATTCCTTATGGAATGTATGGAAGAATCGCTCCACGAAGCGGATTAGCATATAAAGATGGATTAGATACAATGGCTGGAGTAATTGATTGTGATTATCGTGGTGATGTTGGTGTGATTCTTATCAATCTCGGATCGGTTGATAAGAAAATATTAGTTAATGATAAAATAGCTCAAATTATATTTGAAAATTATAATGAAGTTAAATTTGAAGAAACATCAAATCTTCCTATAACTGACCGTGGTGCAGGAGGATTTGGTCACACCGATTTAAAAACTCCAATACGCAGCACTATTGAAGAACAATATTCTAAAGTGGGTGGAATTCCAGTTAAACAGAAATACAGCGATGAAATTAAAAACCGTGAAACAAAATAACTCCAAAAGAACTAGAAATATAATATGAGTAAACCTATTTGTGTATTACAAAGTCCAATCTTTACCCGAAGTGGTTATGGGGAATGGGCATTAGCAGTGGCCAAAAGTCTGCTTCGTTACGATAAATTCGACCTACATCTTGCGCCAACAGTATGGGGTGCGTGCAGTAAAAAGAATTTAGATTCTGAGATTAATGATCCAGAAGGAAAAGAACTTATTAACAGAATTCTCAAAAATCAGTTGCCTCGTCAACCAGAAGTATTCATTCAAATGACAATACCAAACGAGTTTGCGACACCCGCAAAATTCAATATTGGTATGACCGCAGGTATAGAAACTACAGTTCCCCGTGCGGAATGGATAGAAGGTCTTAATAGAATGAATGTCAACTTTGTGACATCACAACATGCCAAAGATGTATTCGTTAATGCAATATACTCCAAAAAACTTCCTAATGGAACATCCGAAGATCTTAAAGTTAAATCACCAATGGAAGTTCTATTTTGGGGTGCAAATACAAACATATACAAAAAAACAGATGAAAAGGTATCTACATTGGAAGAATCAATGAAAAATATACCAGAAACATTTACATTTCTATTTGTTGGTCAATGGACTGCTGGAAATATGAAATCAGATAGAAAAGCGATTGGATTTTTGATCAAAACATTTTTAGAAAGTTTTAAAAATATTGATAATCCTCCTGCGTTAATTCTCAAAACAAGTGGAGCACAACTTTGTATTATGGATAAATATGATTGTATTAACAAAATTCACGAAGTTACTAATATGGTTAAACAAGAAAATCCAGGTGCAAAACTACCAAACGTATATCTTTTACATGGTGAATTGGAAGATAATGAAATGAATGCATTATTCAATCATGAAAAAGTGAAAGTTCATCTTAGTTTTACTCATGGAGAAGGGTTTGGACATCCATTATTGTTAGCAACATTAAGTGGTAAACCAGTAATTACACCAAGATGGAGTGGACATTTAGATTTCTTAAATCATAAATATGCCAAATTCTTCGATGGAAGTCTTCAACCAATTCCAGATGAAGCAGTGAATGATTGGTTTGTTAAAGATGCTAGATGGTTTGAAGTAGATTATCTTGAAGCGGGAAAGAAAATGAAACATTATTTCAGCAATTATGATGAAAATATTATAAAAGATGCAGAAAGTCTTAGAGCAGAAAATGAACAGTCATTTTCTTTAAAAGCAATGGATAAAATATTTCATGAATATCTAAACAAATATGTTCCAACATTTGCTATGGAAGAATCAATTATACTTCCAAAACTAAAAAGATTGAAGATGCCGACTGGAGGATGTTCTCCACAACCCGATACTATGAAAACAACAAGTGTAAATACATCTATAACACCTGTTAGTTAATAATATGCCAAGCATATCATATCTCATTACTTGTCATAACGAAGATACCACTCTAGAAAATTTACTTACTAGAGTGGTATCTTTAATTGATCCAGAAGATGAAATCATCGTATTAGATGACTTTTCAGATTCTCAATTAACAAAAAATATATTGTCTAGGTTTTCAGATAAAATTAAAATATATCAACATGCCTTAGACAAAAACTACGGTGGGCATAAAAATTATGGTAACTCAAAATGTAGTAAAGAATGGATATTTCAATTAGATGGGGATGAACTTCCCAATGAAACTCTTTTAATAAACATAAAAGATATTATTCAAAGTAATCCTGAGATTGATTTATACGCAATACCAAGAGTAAATGATTTTAAAGGTGTAACTTCAGAAGATGCTAAACAATGGGGATGGAGATTAACCCCAGAACCATCTATTATACATGAAAAAATAATAGATACTAATTCTTCAGAATATAAATTTTTAAAAGAAAATGGATATATTATTGAAGAAACAAAGGTTTAGATAATATGTATATTCGACCTTAAGGTTGAGTATATGAGTAAAAAAATTCCACCATATTTAATAGAAAAAATTGACGATACAAATATTCCATATTGGATTAGAAAATGCTCACGGTGTAATTCTGATATCATACATAAAAATTTTTTATCCGCAAAAACTTCTTATAAACAAAATAGATTATGTTGTAAATGTGGATCATGGAATCGAGGATTGACGAAAGAAACTAATGAATCCATTAAAAAAATGTCACTTAAAGTTTCAGAATCCATGAAAAAATTAAGAAAAACACTTCCACCATGGAATAGTGGATTAACAAAAGAAGATAATGAAATTATAAAATATATTGGTGAGTGTCGTAAAGGAATTAAACATTCCCAAGAAACCAAAGAACTTATTGGAAAATATACTAAAAAGTTGTGGGATAGTGGATGTTGGGGAGGAAGAAAGACTGATGAATGGATAGTGTATAGAAATAAGGTTACTACATTAACAAGAAAAACCATATTAGAAATCCAAAATTATGATCCATCAAAACGAGGCCGATGTGGAGTAGATGGAGCATATCAAATAGACCATATAATGCCTATAAAATATGGATTCTTAAACAAAATTCCACCAGAAGAGATTGCAGCACCAATTAATTTACAATTCATTCCGTGGATGGATAATTTATTAAAAGGACTTAAATATGATGGTAAAAATAAAATATAAAGCAGTTATAGTAAACGCCCCCGATTTTCAAGGGAGGCTCTACAAAAACGATCCAAAAATAAAATGGAATAGACGTTTACATGAAAAACTGGAAGGATATGTAAAATTTGCAAATCTTCCTAATACAGTCGAGATGTCGTTATATCATGATAAAACTATAGAAACTCAAATAAAAACCAACATTAGATATAATGAATGGTTTACAGAAGAAGAAAATCGTGGACACGCAGGAATTAAATAATCATGATTAAACTTATCATATTTGATTTAGATGGAGTTTTGGTAGATGCAAAAGATATTCATTACGAAGCACTTAATAGAGCACTAGCATCAATAGATAAAAAATATATAATTAATAAACTAGAACATTTATCAAGTTATGATGGACTTAATACTACTAAAAAACTTAATATGCTTACCAATACAAAAGGATTACCAAAAGAATCCCACAATTTGGTATGGCAATTAAAACAAAAAGAAACTATTAACATAATAAATGAATTTAAATATGATGATAGAATAAGAGAAATTTTAAACAAACTAAAAAAAGATGGTTATTGCATTGCAGTGGCATCAAACTCTATTAGAGAAACAGTTAAAATGATGCTTGTAAGAAAAGGATTTATAGATTATATAGATTTCTATTATTCAAATCAAGACGTTATTAATCCCAAACCCAATGTAGAAATGTATCTACAATGTATGATTAAAGCAGGAGTATCCCCAAAAGAGACCGTCATAATAGAAGACTCTCATATTGGACGTAAAGCAGCATTGGATAGCGGAGCATATTTATTTGCAGTTCAAAACTCTTACAATATAAATTATATTGATATAAATAACTATATTGAATCTATTAATGAAAAATTGATTAAACCCAAGTGGCAAGGAGGACGTATGAAAGTATTAATACCAATGGCAGGAGCGGGAAGTAGATTTGTTAAAGCAGGATATACATTTCCTAAACCTCTAATTTCAGTTAAAAATATGAATGACAAACCAATGATACAAGTCATTGTGGAAAATTTAAATATTGATGCCGATCATGTCTTTATTGTGCAAAAAGAACATTGTGAGAAATATAATTTAAAACAGTTACTAAACGTAATATCACCAAACTGTAAAATAGTCGTAATTGATCATATTACGGAAGGTGCCGCCTGCACAACCTTACTTGCAAAAGAATATATTAATAATAATGAACCTCTTCTAATTGCGAACTCAGATCAATTCGTTGAATGGGATAGTAATGAGTTTATGTATTCAATGACTGGAGATAATGTAGATGGAGGTATTTTAACTTTTAACAATTCTCATCCAAAATGGAGTTATGTTCGTTTAGATGACAATAAATTTGTTACAGAAGTTAAAGAAAAAGAAGTTATTAGTAATGAAGCAACCGTTGGGATATACTATTGGTCTCATGGTGAAGATTACGTTAAATATGCAGAAAAAATGGTTTCTAATAACATCCGAGTAAATAATGAATTTTATGTTGCACCAGTATATAACGAAGCAATTAAAGATAACAAAAAGATAAAAATATTTCATATTGATAAAATGTGGGGGTTAGGTACTCCTGAAGATTTGACATATTTTCAAGATAAATACAAAATATGAAATTTACTTTTGGTGTAATAACAAATGTAAATCCAATGATACTTCATATGACGATGTTGAAATAATTGTGGTAGGTGGAAAAATAAATAAAACGTGGGAACACTACAAATTTATTTCATTTGACGAGTCTATTAAACCTAACTGGATAACTCGTAAAAAAAATATAATTACTGAAAATGCTAAATATGATAACATTGTATATATGCATGATTATATTGTTCTTAACCCAGGATGGTTTAAAGGATTCGAAACGTTTGGTGATAAGTTTAATATATGTATGACTCGTATCGAAAATCAAAACGGATCTCGGTATAGAGATTGGACATTGTGGCCAGATGATGCTAAAAAGTTTGGAATAATGGATTTAAATGTTGCGTTGCCATATGATGTTACAAATTTATCAAAATATATGTATTTTTCTGGTGCGTATTGGATAGCAAAAAAAGAAGTTATGCAACGATTTCCTTTAGATGAATCACTTAGTTGGGGAGAAAGTGAAGACGTGTTATGGTCAAAACAAGTTAGGGAACATTATACATTTTCCATGAATGTACATTCATCAGTTAAACTACAAAAATTAAAAGATCCAGTAGTTCATCCCATAAACCCTGAATTACTAATTAAATTACAAAATGAAATTATACAACCGAAATAATTTTATAGGTGGATGGTTTATTGGGAATTTTATTCCAACAATTATACCATCAAACGAAGTAGAAGTCTCTATCAAACGATATAAAGCGGGTGATTATGATCAAGCACATTATCATAAAGAGGCAGATGAAATAACGGTTATAGTAGAAGGTATGGTATCAATGAATAAAATAAAATATCATACCGATGATATTTTATGGATAGAGAAGGGGGATATTACAGATTTTTTGGCATTAACTGATGCAATTACATGTGTAGTAAAAATGCCTAGTGTAAAAGGAGATAAATACTTGACAAAATAATTTATATAGTATAATATAAAAATTAATATGTGGAAAACAGAAAAAGATACCGCAGAACGTTACTTAGAATCTGTTAAACAATGTTTAACAGATGAAAAAGCATTTGACAAATTTAAAAGTAATAATGATTATATATCCATAGTAGGAATGTCTCAACCATGGCAAGCAGTATTCTTTTATGATAAAATTAGAGAGTATCCCGAAATATATTCTAAAATAAAAGATTTAGTTCGTAATGATACCATTGGGAATCCAATTGATATAATGGAATTTAGAGATATAAAAGTTTCACCTAATACATTAAGACACATTAACACATTATGTGATTTATATCACCACTTTGGTAATTTGGATGGTAAAATTATAAGTGAGTTGGGGGTTGGATATGGTGCGACCGCATTTATGGTAAACACTTGTTATAAACCAACATCATACCATTTAATAGATTTACCAGATGTTCAATCATTTGCTTTAAAATATCTAAATAAGTTTGGAATTAATGCAACTATGGAGACACCTCCTCAATCAGTTGATATTTTTATATCGGAGTTTTGTTTATCCGAGTTTGATGATATAGAATTATACTCTTTTTATGATAAATACGTAAAAGACGCTAAAAATACATATTTAATGATGAATCTTCATGATGAACAACGTAAACAAGCATTTATACATCGTATGACTGAAGATTTTGATGTAGAAATTTTACCAGAATATCCAGTTACCCATTGGCCAAACTATATTATAGTAGGAAAAAAATGATACTAATATCACATAGAGGTAACATAAATGGTCCAATCCCAAAAAAAGAAAATAAACCATCCTATATTCAAACTGCATTAGATAAAGGATTTGATGTAGAAATTGATGTGTGGTATCAGTTAAATCAATGGTGGTTGGGGCATAATGAACCACAATATAAAATCACATATAAATGGATATTTCAACGTTATACGAAACTGTGGATTCATTGTAAAGAATTAAGTGCATTACATAAATTAACAAGACGAGATGGTGGACATATTTATTCCAAATATTTTAATTATTTTTGGCATCAAAACGATGATTACGCAATAACAAATGGAGGGTTTATTTGGACATTCCCTAGAAAACCATTGTCTGAAATATCAATTTGTGTATTGCCCGAATTATGTACATGGACCCCAAGTGAATTATCCAAATGTTATGGAATTTGTTCAGATAACATAAAGAATTACAAATAAATATGAAAACGGCATTTTTAACCGAAATGAATTTTAATGGAAAAATTCCTCCTAATCATACTAACATGAGAACGGAATTTGCATGGATGTGTGCATTACAATCAGATCATTACAATGTTCATGAATTTGAAAAAGTAAAAGAATATGATGTTATATTTATTATATTTCCTAAAATAACAACAAATTTAAACGCCATTGGAATGGAAATGCCATTATCCTCAACGAATAAGGATATGACAATATATTCTAAACCAGTGGTAGAAACTCTTAAAAAAAATAATAAAAAAGTATGTAACATCCAAGAAGGACCAACTTGGTTCTTTAATGATTATGACATGATTACACAATTTAATTTTTATAATCAATTATCAGAATGTGATATATTATTTGCTCATAATGACTATGATACACATTTTTATAAGGGGTTATTTCCAGAAACAAAAGTTAATGTAATACCCACACATATGTTTACAAACCAATTGTCATTATCTAATATACAAAAAGAAAATAAAACAATAATTGGTGGGAATTTTTGTCATTGGTATGGAGGGTTCCAAAGTTATATTACTGCTACTGAATTTGGATGTCCAATATATGTCCCATCATCTCATTGCAAACGTAAAGGAGAAGAACAAGTTCAAAATTTAAAACATTTACCATGGGTAATGTGGAATGATTGGATGACACAACTATCAACGTTTAAATATGCAGTTAATCTAATGCCAACCATTGCTGCTGGAACATTTAATATGAATTGTGCATATTTTGGAATACCTTGTATAGGAAATGAAAAAGTAGATACACAACAGATACTATTTCCCGAACTAAGTGTAGATATAAACGATGTTCATGCTGCAAGATATCTTGCAATACAACTAATTAATGACCGTGATTTTTATGAGCATATTGGATTTTATGCTAAGAAAAAATTAGAAAATAGTTTATTTTTAGATACAAAGCAGTGGTTAACACATATGGAGAATATTATAAATGAATAACAGGTTTGTAATTATTGTTGGAAGCAGAAACAATTCACGATGGGTTGAAGATAATATCAATTCCATACTAAATCAAGATTATATCAATTATAAAGTAATATATTTTGATGATGCATCTGAAGATGATACATTTATTAAAGCAAACTTGTTAATAAATTCTGACCAAAGGTTTATATTAGATAGATCCGATACACGAGTATATAAAACTTGGTTTTTTGCAAATTTAGACAAGTATTTTGATGTTCAAGACAATGATATTTTAGTATTTTTAGATGGGGATGATATGTTTTATTGTGAAAATGTATTATCTTATTTAAATGTAGTTTACAATAAGACAAACTGTTGGATGACATATGGTGGAATGATTGTATGGGAAGGCGGAGATACATTTAAAGAACCATACCCCCAAAATTTGGAAATTCCTTATTCCATAACATCTACTAAATCCTATAGAAAAGATATTTGGAGAACTTCACATCTCAAATCAATGAGGGGATTTATATGGAAAAATTTTAATAAAAAAGATTTATGTCCCGAAGGAATATATGAACCATGTCAAGACGATTTAGCAATTATGTATTCTGCGTTGGAAATGTGTCCTCCAGAAAAAATATTTAGAGTATCTGAAACAATATACTTATATAATGGAACTCCTGAAAATGGAGGAAGTAGAGGATGTACTGAATTAAAAACAAAATCGAATTTGGAAATAATTATAAGGTCAAAAACACCATATAACACATTATCATTTGTAACTCCCACACTTGCGGGAGGTTTGGGGAATCAAATGTTTGAAGTAGCTGCTGCAATCGCTCTTTCAAAAGATAACAATGCAGTAACTATAATAAACCCAACGGAGCATATTCTTCCAAATCAGGGAAGAAACATAAACACTTATTTAACAAACATATTTTCACGTATAGTTACGGATACAACATGTAACCCCATAAACGTGTATGAATGGTCAAAAAGCACGTATAAACCAATTCAGTTCAAAGAAAATATAAAACTTAGAGGACATTTTCAATCATACAAATATTTTGATCACCATAGAGAATATATTCAAACATTATTCTCACCAACGGATGAAATTAAACAATATATACAAGACAAATATACATCAATTAATGATATAACGGCAATACAAGTACGTAGAGGAGATTACGCTAAATTTCCAAACCATCATCCATTACTATCAGAAAAATACTATAATGATGCCGTTAACATGATCAACCCATCAGAAATTTGGATATTTAGTGATAGTATAGAATGGTGTAAAGAGAATTTAAAATTTAATTGTCCTGTAAAATATATTAATGAAGAAGATTACATAGAATTGTACTTGATATCATTATGTAAAAATGTTATAATATCTAACAGTAGCTTTGGATGGTGGGGAGCATACTTAAACACTAGACATGATAAAAAAGTATATGTTCCATCCACTTGGTTTGGAGAAATAATTGTAAACGATGGATTTAATATGGATGATTTAATTCTTCCAGAATGGATAAGAATATGAAAATTGATGAAGAATATTATTGGAAAGATTATACTAAAATATACTCTAACCAAGTAATTAATATGACAGATGAATTTATTATAAAAAATGCAGAAATTAAAGATGGGAAAATAAATTGGAATGGTGATGCAATTCATCCAAATATTAAATTTATAATGGAATATATTTTGAAAGTAAATGCCGAATCAGTATTTGAATGTGGGTTTGGTGGAGGGCAATATATATACTCCATTAAAAAATTATTTCCAAACATTTCTGTAGGAGGGGTTGAACTGTTAGACACCCAAATAGAGTTTGGAATAAATCATTTTAATATTGACCAAGAATTCTTTCACAATGATAGATTTTCAATTGGAGACTGGTCCATTCCAGACACACATAAACTAATTGCATATGAATACGATGTTTTATATACTAATGCAGTCATTATGCATTTAAACACTGAAAAAGCAGTATCGTTTATAAAGAATATGATAGGAATGAATCCTAAACATATAGTCATGTCGGAAGGAAATCCAAATCACGACTGGGATGAACTATACCGATTAACAAATATTCTAGATAATTATAATACAGAACCTGGCGAGTTTAGAGTTTTTGTAAGGAAAAATATATAAACATATGAAACTAGTTACATACCATACAACGGAAGAATACTCTAATTTTATAGACATGATTCCTCCAACCGATGTATCGTGGAATTGGGTTAAAAACACACCCAATGGAGATGTTCATATATTTGAAGATACGTTACTAATAAATCATTTACAATACAATGGTAAAATAAAAATAGCATTTCTTCTAGAATGCCCAGACATTTTTAATTATTGTTCCACTTGTGATCCGTCAATATTTAATCCACATGAATGGATAAAACAAAATCACCAATATTTTAATTATATTATGAGTCCATATAATTATATTGAAAACCTTGTTGGAAGTAGATATATATGGACTCCTCCATGTGGTTCTAGAATATTATTAGAAGATTTTGGTATATATGAAAAAGAACGTCTTATATCTATAGTTGCATCTAATAAAACTTGGACAACTGGACATAAACTTAGACATGAAATTATTAAACGATACCCAGGAAAAATAGATACATATGGGAGTGGATATAATAACATAATAGATAATTATAATGGTACCAGAATGGGTAAAATAATAGCGGTAGCTCCGTATTATTATTCATTTGCAATAATGAACTCTATTCATGATGATTTTTTTACAGAAGTATTGACAGATGTATTAGCAACAGGTACAATACCGATTTGGTGGGGAACTAAGAATATAAGTAAATATTTTAATATGGATGGAATTATTTCATTTAATACAGTAGAAGAGTTAGATTTAATCATACCAACATTAACCCCAGAACTATATGCATCAAAAACCAATGCAATTTTAGAAAATATAGAAAAAGCAAAATTATATTCATCAAGATTTGAATGGATATATAAAAACCTTAAACCAAAATTTGAATCATTATGAAATTTTTAGTATTAGGATCGGAAGGACAAATTGGTTACGACTTAGTTAAATATATAAAATATTTAAATGAACCAGTCACCACATTCGATATAGTAGAATGTAAAGCAATGGATCTAAGAATTAATGGAACTGTTGATGATTATATTAAGAATTCGGATTTTGTATTTTTTCTAGCATATGATGCGGGTGGTGCTAATTATCTTAGAGAACACCAATCAAAATTTGAATTTATTGATAATAATGTTAGATTAATGCAAAATACATTTACGTCTTTAAAAAAGTATGATAAACCATTTATGTTTTCATCATCTCAAATGTCAAACATGTTATATTCTAGCTATGGAGTATTAAAATCAATTGGAGAGTATTATACAAAATCATTAAATGGAATGATTGTTAAATTTTGGAATGTATATGGTATTGAACACGATCCATCCAAAACCCACGTTGTAACAGATTTTGTTAATTCGGCTATAAAGAATAAATACATAAAATTACAAACAGATGGTGAAGAAGAAAGACAGTTTCTTTATGTAAGAGATTGTTCCAATGCATTACATATTTTAGCTAATAAATTTAATGATATACCTAAAAATAAAGAAATTCATATAACTAGTTTTGAATGGTCAAAAATAATAGATATAGCAAATATTGTTGCGGAAGAAATTAAAAATGTAAATATAGAAAAATCTAATGTAAAAGATGAAATTCAAAAACTAAAAAAGAATATCCCAGACCCATATATTAAAACATTGTGGACACCAAACTATTCACTAAAAAGCGGAATATCGGAGATTATAAAACACACTTTAGAAAACCAATGAATATAACACAACAATTAAAAAACTTTGTAACGGATTCTCAAAACCCAACTTGTTCTACAGATTCAAGTTTGCACGAATTAACTCTTTTTAGTTTAGCAATATCATTGAAAGCAAAAACTATTGTAGAATTAGGAGTTAGAAATGGAGGAACTACTTTACCATTATTAATGGCAGCACATGTTAATAAAGGAATATTACATTCTGTAGATTTGAATAAAATACCATATAAACCATCCAAAGAACTATATAAATCGTGGATATCTTATCCTGAAACTGATGCACTTGACTTTTTAAATAAATGGCCAAGTAATAAAATAATAGATTTAATATTTGTTGATGATTGGCATTCATATGACCATGTAAAAAAAGAATTGGAATTATTAGATAAGTTGGTATCCCCAAGAAGTTTAATTGTATTACACGATACTATGTATGGACATTGGGAACCACATTATCATTGTGATTTGGCCGTTAAAGACGGACAATGGGGAAATGGTGGACCTTATAGAGCCGTTGCCGAACTTGACTCAAACTTTTGGGAATTCTCAACAATACCAGTTAATCATGGATTAACCATACTTAGAAAAAAATATTCTAATAAGTATCACATATGAAATATAACATAGAACAACATGGATTCGGCTGGAGAGCAAATTTATTTACACATTTGAAAGAATCATCTATAAACGGTGATGTTTATCAATTTGGAGTATGGGATGGATTTTCATTACAAGTTTTGGGAAATATGTATAAACACATATTAAAAACACCAAATTATTTTGGGTTTGATGTATTTACAGGAATGCCATTAGAAGAAAACGAACCGATTCAACAAAAAGATGATCCAGGAATGTTTAATTTATTAAAACACTATGGAGTAATCAATTTAACAGATGCAATAAGAATGCTTCAATTTGATATAGAAACAAATTTAAATGGAAAATTAACATTAATACCAGGATTAGTTCAAAACACATTAAATGATGATTTAATAAAAAAATATAACTTAAAACAAGCATCATATGTAGATTTTGATATGGATATATATTCACCCACATTTTATGTATTTGAATTTATGATACATCATAAACTAATATCAACAGGAACAATTATTGGATTTGATGATTGGAACCAGCAATGGGAACCAACATTTACATTTGGAAAATTTGGGGAAAGTAGAGCATTTAAAGAAATATGTGAAATGTACAATGTGAAATGTAAACCATTGTTTAAAACAGAAAATGATGGACAAACGGCATTCATTGTAGAATAAATACTAGATAACTTTTAAAACAATATTATATGTTTAGATTAACTCATGTTCCATTTGAAAAAACGTTTGATGTATATATAAGTTCAGATACATTAGATATGAATGAATGGGAAAATACAAGTAGATTAAGTTGTGATGGATGGATGAATAGATATGAATATGAATCCAATTTAATTAAAGAAATTATAAGTGAAAATAATTTAAAAACCATACTAGAGATTGGAAGTGGTCCAGGAATTTTAAGTCAATTAATTCAAAAAAATATTGATGTTAATTATCATCTTATAGATAAACCATTTGCAGAAAAATATTTTAGAGAGAATAAATTAAAAGGAACATTTTTTGTTAAAGATATTTCTATGGACCTTAATACCGAAGGATTATCTAAAAAATATGATTTAATCATTTGTAATGATGTATTAGAACATTTGCTGGCACCAACAAATATAGTTAGAAAAATACACGATTTAATGACTGATGACTCACTATCGGTAATTAGTATTCCGAACTGGAGAATGGGGCATCAATTTATTTATCGTGGTCTATGGGATTATGATAACATATTATATTTTATGTATGTCCATGGATTAACAGTAGAAAGTGTATATCCATCACCATTGAAAACACCATTTTATAAAAAATTAGATACAGAATCTTGTATGCCAGAAGAACTATTAAACAGTTGGAATTTTTATCTAGTAGTAAAAAGAAGAAAAATATGAATAGAACTATTACATTTTGCATACCAAGTAAAAGCAATTTACGTTATTTAAAAGCATGTATTGCTTCCATAATAGAAAACTCATACCACAAAAATCAAATTATTATTTATGTTGATGAAGATAAAGATGGAACTATTGAGTGGTTAAAATCTTTAACTAATCCTAATATTAAATATATAGAAAATACTAGTGGAATATTAAAAGGTATTGGGGAAGGGTATAACATATGTGTTGAAAACTCTACCACAGACCTTTGTTTCATGTTTCATGCAGATATGATGCTCGGACATTATGCTGATTATTATTTATCCGAGGAAGTATTAAAACATGTTCATGCAGTAGTATGTGCTACAAGAATAGAACCACCTTTACATCCATCTGGACCTGAGAAAATAATACAAAACTTTGGAATGTGGCCAGAAGAAAACATACAAGATGGATTTAAACGAGAAGAATTTAATGTATTTGTAAAATCTAATATAAACGAAAATACCCCAAAAGTTACTGATGGATTATTTGCACCTTGGATGATTCGTAGAAAAGATTTTCTTTCTATGGGAGGTCATGATAAAATTTTTCATTCATATCATGAAGACTCAGACATATTTAACCGATTCTTATTAAATAATTATACAATAAAACAATCTTGGAACGCAATGGTATATCACTTAACCTGTAGAGCAGGAATATTTGAAAACGGCATTACAACACGTTCACAACGAGTAGTAGAAATGCAAAATAGATCATTTGTTGAGTTTATAAGGAAATGGGGAAGTGTAATTTTACACGATGAACTTATGAAACCCATAGTAACTCCAAAATATGATGTTGGATTTGTTGTTACAAACAGTAATATACCAATAATAGAAACATTAGAACCTTGGTGTTCTACATTATATTGTGATTATAATAATATTCAATCTGTATTAAACAAATTACAACCAAAATCATCATTCGATATGACAAACCGCATTAAACCCATATCCAACGAGAAAACAAACGATATTATTATCTCATTTGATGGAAACTTATTAAATAACACTAATTTTAACTATTTAATGAATACTCCAAAAATTCTAATGGATAGTGGTGAACTTGGTATGATGGAATATGATATATTTACATACGATATTAAAACACTAAATCGAACAGAAATTGCTCTTGTTGATGTAAATAATACATTTTATAAATCCAAATTAATATCATAAATATTTATATGTATGATATTTACAAACTGTGCCATAGTCGCTCTAATTTTACTTGGATGGTTCCGAACTGATGCTTGGTTGGAATATACAAGAATGTTAAAATTACCCCGTCTATCACATTATAAAGACTTTGATATAAAACATAGAGAAGATGCATCCCTCACATATCTACTATATCTTAGATTATACCACAACTGTTTCTTTGTAAGATTAATAACGTGCCCAATTTGTTTATCGGTGTGGTTAGGAATAATAATTTCTATATTTACTTCAATCTCATTAATTCCACTCTCTATAGTCGGTGGACTTCTGTTATTTACTATTATAGACAAACTATTAGGATAATATGGAAATAGGAAACGTAACTCAATTCTCAAATTTTATATCATCCAATAATTTAATTAGATTGGACGGAATATTTCAGGAAATAACAAATTGTATTAACAATTACAATGCTTCTTGTAATTGTTATAAACTATCTGATAAACAGGCGATGTATGTAAATTGCAACAAACTATATTCCAATGCAATAAAAAATATTATTCCTAAATTTAAATATGATATATTATCAAAAACATCCGATAATAAAATCATATTTAAACTGGATAATGGTACAATTATTTCAATTTTGAGTCGATAAAATATTTGGTATTATTTAATGTATTTAATACAATCTCTTGAAGAAAAGGGTTATTAACCGCATCATTTGGTGTAAATGATTTAATATTTTCCCACTCAATACAAAAATCTGCTATTTTCTGTATTAATGGATCATTCTTTCTTTCTTCGTCATTTGGAGCATCATCATATATTTTTTCGATTTTTCCAACCTCTTGACCAGTAAATTCATCATATACTAACGTTGTAGAATATCTTTTTAAATGAATAAATACACCTGTTCTATTTGTTTGTACCCATTCACACTCATTAACGAATCTACAATCGCTAACTAAAAATACTAATTTGTCGGTTGGATCTCCATCCATTTTACAACATATATCCACTTTCTTATCAATGTTGTAATTCACTTCGGCTATCCAATAAAGACCATCAGGACTTTCCCGCCTTCGTTGACAACCCCACCATACGAGCAATGGACGAATAGTCTCTTTTTCTTCAGGGGTTAAATTGGACATATCAATAGTAAATGAATTATTTTTTAGCATATCAACAACTTCACGTTTTAAAGTGTCGGCAAATGCTACTCTATATGGTTTATATCCATTTCTTTGTAGAATATTTTTTGCTATTGATACAAACGTATCTTTACCCGATTTTGCATAACCACCTATACCAATTACTTTTATATCATTATTTATCATAGTTTTTATTTTCAAACATATCTTCTATTATTTTGTGAGCATTTTTATAAGATTGAACCCGACAGTCTAAGCTACCATCTATGGCATCCAACATTGCATTCCGTGTCTCGTCTGAATAATGAGGATATCTCATAATCATATGTTTAGCTCGTTCTGCTCTCCTGAGAGAGCACATTAAATCGTGTGGTACGCTATTACTCATCTTTTTTACTTTCAAACATTTCTTCTATTTCTTTATCTTCTAAACCAAACATTTTACATGTATCTACCAACTCGGTCTGTCCTTCGGGAGTTTTTAACAATATATTAATATATTCATTCGCCTGGTATTTTGAAATGTTAAATCTGTCAGAAACAAGTTCTAAAAGTTTTACATTATGTTTCATTACTTTCGTTTTTATCCATGGATAATATTGAGTACTTTTTGGAACAAGTGCTATTAAAAGTTGATAAAATTGTGCAGAGGGGATTTTATCAAAAATTTGATATAATTGAGCAATATCTTCTACAATACTATCATCCATTGCCAACGCCCGAAGTATCATAAAATGATTAAAACTTTTCTTATCATCTTCCGATAAATTAGTATAATAGTTTGGGTCTTTAACTTGACGTATAGATTTTACATGATCAAAAAAAGATATTTTTTTGGGAGTACCATTATTTATTGATTTCTTTTTTGTAACTTTTGAGGTCATAGGATAATTTTTTTATATCTTTTAAAAGTATATCTTCATTTTGACGAAGGGTATTGCACCAACCAACCATCGTAGAATGATTTTTCAAAAGAATTTCAACCTTTTTATTTGTATAATAAAAAAGAATACATAAACATATACACGTTATATACACAATACAGAATAAAAGTATAATCATATATCGTTATCTATATCAGTAAGAATGTTTGGAAGAGGTATATTAGATTCATCCAATTCTTTATTTGGTAAAGGTTTATGTTTATTCTTTTTCCAGTTTTTATCTTTAGTAAAGGTTTTCCCTTGTTTCTTAGGACGAAATTGATTATCACGTCTAAATGTTTTACCCATATACTTCCTTATTTTTCATAAAACTATGTTATCACGTCTCATTTATGTTTTCAAGTTATTTTAACACTATTTATAGTTATGTTACCAAAAAATGTAATAAATATAAATAAAAAGAAGAATATCCAAGGACAAGTATTCAATTTATTTTATTTTGATCTCCACTCTTCAATTTTATTCGATAGTGATTTATCGTATCCTATTATATGGGGATCTAAAAATGTTGTCATGAGTTGTTTAAAAAAGATTGATGAATTGATGGATGTCCCGCCCACAACAAAAGTTAGAATTTATTCATATATTTTAACAACGGGGGATGGATATAGACGAACCGACACATATAATGGACCAATAGAAACAATTGGAAAATATATTAAACGAATTTAAGATACGACTACATCAAATGATATAATATCATATTGTTCCGAGTCATATCCTTCTAATTCAAATTCCAATGTTGTTTTCTCCATATCTAAATTCACATATATCAAATCATCAGTTATAAAATTGAAAATGCCATATATTTTATATGTTCTTGGTTTTAAATTAGATAATTTTTTCCGTTTTTTATTATTATTATTCATAAAATATATGGCATCTGTTATTATTTAATGAACAACAGTTTCAACTGATTTTTCCGCAGACACACTTGGTGCAGGGGTAGATTGCTTAGGAGTTGATACTGAGATTACGTTAACCAACTTATCGACATTATCAACTAGGTTAATATTAGCTGCCTGTGCTTTTTCTAATGTCAGTTTTGTAACGGGAGTCATGGAATATACCTTGGGTGGTGCTCCTTTTCCTCCAGGAATTGATCCTATTTGAGAAATAGTTTGATATTCAATTGCTTTAATGAGGTGTGTTCTCAATGTAATTACTTTAGCTTCTGGAGGGTTAGATGCGATAATGTCTTGAATGGTAAAATATGCCAAACTGGGCCATACAGTTGGTTGATTTGTTTTATTTTTACGTATTTGTTTCATATGTTTAACTAATTTATTTATTATACCACTATGATATAATGAATGAATATTACTATAAAATCTATAATATGTCAAGTCAGTTTCATACTTTTTTTAATAAAAAAAGTTCGTTTATTGTTTTAGCAAGGTCAACAACGTTATTTACACCGATGAATTTTGCATTTTTGCCATACATTTTACGAAAATTCTTACGAAGAGGATTATCATCCAGTTTTATATCATGTTCTTCAGATATTGTATCAGATAAAGATTTACTGTCATCAATAAAATAACTCAATATTTCTACGCCATGTTGACGTATTTTATCAACTTGAGATTTTGTATGGTTTACACCAACATCATCACTATACATTACATGTGCCCCAGTTTCTGGAGAATTTAATGAATAATATGGCTCTCCATCCGATAAATTAAGAAAATATCTATCTTCTTCATCTGGGGTAATTCCATCAAACAAATCCATAATTGCTCCAAACGCTAATCCTTCTGGAGTGCATCCATCAGGCAAAAGATATGGAAACAAATGTTTTATTTTTGAAAATTTATCTATATCTGAATCATATGCCATTACAACATATGGTAAAAAAGCACTTCCAGATACTTGTGTTGTTCTAAAAGATACAGTAACATGAATATTATTAACCATAGATGCCGCTTTGCATATAGCTACTACAGCAGTCATAGTTTGTTCCCACTTATTTCCAATAGACATTGAACTGCTTGCATCCACTGTTATATGAAGATTTGCATTATGATGTTCGTCTATATGTATTTTATAGAATAAATCTTCTGCGTCAAATGCAGCTTCGTGAAGTTGACGTTTATTAATTTTTCCAGATTTTTTCCGAATTATTTTAACAGGATGTAACTCAGATCTTATTTGTAATTTTCTCCCCAACTTAATTCCGAGTAAAACACCATTCGTAACTGCTTTAGATACCTCTATGGGGGGACATGGGATATCTTTTCCGATTTTCATTATACCACACAAAGGAAAAACATCTTTTCCAGATAAAATAAGATCCTTTGTCATTTTCTTTACAACAATACAGTCAACTTTTAAATTATTACCATCAGAAACATTAGGCAAATCTACACGAACAAGTATTATACCATGTTTTTCAATTAAATCCAATAAATCTTTTTGATATTTGGTAACCATCTCTTTTGGAATATCTCCTTGTAAGAACTTTCTTTGATTTTCTAAAATTTTAGATATTTCTTTATCCACTTCTTTTGGAACATCCTCCTCGTTTGATATTTTACCAACCGCTTTAAAATTCTCATTCAAATTATCAGATTCCTTACCTTTACCATTCATTATGTTGGATATTTCATCAATCATTTTTTTACCAACATCAGACTCACTTCCATTATCTTTTTTATCATCCTCATTAGAAACTTCATCATCCCCGAAATCAAAAAAATCACTTGGAGTTGCCAAACCATTTTTTGGTTTTTTTCCTCCCTGACCATGTATTTTTATAGAATCCAATTTTTCCTGTTTATCTATACAATCCAATACTATTTCAATAATTTTAAATGAAACTTCAACTCTATCCTTGGTCGTTTTTAACCTATCAATATGGGAAATATCTACTTCTCTAGCAATATCATCCAGTCTCGGCAACGCCATAAGATCTGTATTTTCATTAGTAAAATTCGTAATTCTAAAATCATATGATTTCAAACTAGGATATCTAAAATTATCACTTTTTAAATATTCATCTATTTCTGGACAATTCCAAAACTTATCATAAAGTGCAACATAATATCCCCTATATCCAGGAGCTTCATTAAATACATAATTATCAATATATCTATCTTCAATTACATTACAAACATTATGAACAAATTTCTCCAATGATGCTCGTCTAATATTTTTGGAATCTGACATTTTAAAAATTTTATGAGGAATATTTGCCCAAGCAGTTTTAATTACATCAAAATCCGATTTTAACGTGTGTGCTGCCTCATGAAGGGATTGTCCAACCGCACAATCAAAATCTTGCTTGGAATTTATTTTCGCAGATAAATAAATTATTTTTCCTCCAACATTAAAATTATTTCCATCATCATTAAAATATACAGGAATAATTTGACGGGTTAATATACGAACGAAATTGGATATTGCTGCACGGATGGACGATAGACGAACCATATCAATACTAAAAATTAATGTATCATTAGATGGATCTAGATTTTCTTCAATAAAATTTGAATACTTATCCGAATCCAACCAAAAATCAACTTCAGCGGGAGATATGATATGACCACGTTTCATAGGTTATGATTTCATAAGAGGATCATTAAATGGATTTTTTACATTTTTCGGAAAATACTTTTGTAGAATAGATTTAACAAATGTTCGTTCAGAATCTGCTCCTCCATCATCGGGATATTCTGGATATATTGCAGTTTCGGCAATCTCTTCCAACGAGAATCCATCCATAACCAATTCTGCAATTTCAACCATATTGGCAGGTGAGATTATAGTAGATATTTTCGCATCATCAAGATTACATTGAGAAATTAAATCATCCGATATACTAGCCAGTGATTTCGTCATAATAATTTCATTGGAAGTTCTACTTGAAAAAAGAATACTAAATAACTTTTCCAATTGCTCTGCATCCAATAAATCCATTTCCAGTTTCACTGGAAACCTTCTAAGAATTGCTTTATCCAATAC